CCACCTGCGGATACACCACATTCAGCTCAACAGGTTTGCTATAACTGAACTTATAGGTGAACTGCACGAGGTACGCAGGACCTTCCTCATTCTTTTCTTCTTCGACTGGCAGGTCAAAGTCAAACCAGCCTTGTACACCCATTTGCTTTTCAGCGATCACCAGCAAAGTGTGCTCATCATTGCCAGCTTGGTTGGTCAGGACAGTGGCGCGTTTGGTGTAATACCGTTTAAGGTACTCCCCTAGACTTTCGCCATAGCCGGCAACGGCTTCACGCAGACTGTAGATGTGACTCAGCAGTGACGAACAGAAGTTCGGTACTGGGAAGTGATAGGTCACCTGATGCAGGTGGGATTGACGGTTATCCGCCATACGCACCTTGACATCATCGCGCCACACCAAGGCTTCAGATTTACTCTTAGCCCGGTAGGTAAAGTTAAGCTCCATTTCCGTGTTACTGTAAACGGGCTTGATATGCACCCCGATCATCGGATCGGCAAAAATAGGCTGAGCATAAGGGTGCCGGACTTCTGCGTTGATCACCTCGGTGTCCACGTAGGTTTCACGGAAGGTAACGATGACTCGTTCATCTTGCGCCAGGCGCAGTGGATTATCTTCGTCGTTCAGCTCGGAGCCCGGTTGGGCTGCTACAGCACTTTCACCACGGATTTCAACCCGTGCATGTTTATCGATGTTGCTAATGTCAACCACTTTGTCGATAACCGATTTAGCCACCCGGCGGGAGACCGAATCATAGGTCATCGGAATAGGGATCAGAAGGTTAGGCATGGGGTGTCCCCGGATGAATGATCTTTGTCATAAAATCGGTCTAATCTGCATAAGGGAGGAGCCGATCGGCTCCTCCCGTTATGTTTAGCGGTTGATGGCGACGTAGGCCTTCATCTGCTCTTCGAGCACGCTGGTGGTCGAGTTGATCAGACGCAGGTACGGTGCACGGCAGGTCTCGGTGTGGTAGTACGCCTTGTCCAGGAAGGTGAACATCGACGTGCAGGCGATATCCAGCGCGCGCCACAGTTCGTTGGTCATGTGAGCGAACTCCATGTTAACGACCATGCTCCACAGCTTGTCGTAACATTCGTTGGCCTCACGCCAAGCGACTGACAGCTCGTTGTAGTAGTCGTAGTTGAAGGTCTTCTCACGCTCAACGGCGTCGACGACGACATCCAGGATCGAGATCAGACGCTTGAGGTCATCGGCCTGGCCACTGGTACGGCCGGTACGGCGATACTTCACCCCCAGTTGGTTCGGCTCCATCAGGTTAACCAGATCCATGATCCAATCAACATCACGGTAACGTGAACGATAGCCCATGGAACCGTCAACGAAGGTCATGCCGGCGATCTCGCGACCATTGGCCACCGCTTTGCTGACTGGGAGTTCCTTGGTCAGCTCCTTGTACAGACCCTTCAGCTGCTCTTCAGCAGTGATGCCGTCACGAGCAACCAGGACACCAGCCAGCACGTCAGCTACCGCCGAGGAACGCTTGACAGCATCCGTGGCGAGGTTGTCGACCCCATAGACGAGGAGTTTATACGCTTCGTCGAAGGCCTTCTTCAGTTCGGATTCGGTGAAGTCTACCGGCTTGTTGTCCATGGAGAACACCGAGGTCCAGGCAGCGTCGTAACGGATTGGTTTGGCCGGGATGCCGTAGTCTTCGGGCATCTTTTCCATGCGTGCTTGCAGGGCGGTGATACGCTTGACCATGACTTCGCGATACACCGCGCCACGGCGGGCATTGATGGCCATGTTCTCGAACTTTTCCTTGACCCACTTCTTCAGCTTGGCGAAGGCGTTCTTGATGAAGTCAGTCAGGCCTTCCATCGAAGCGGTGGTCAGCTTACCATCTTCGACTTCAATGTTCGGGACTTGTTCGCCAGCTTGCAATGCGATAGCGCCCATGGCATTTTCCGCCATCTCAGCCGTGTTGTCATCGATGCTTTCCATCGACACCAGCACGCTCAGCATTTCCATGGAACTGATCACGGTGGAGACCGCTTCTTGTACCTGTGCGATCTCGCCACGCAGCGCTGCGTGTTCTTGTTCGTTACGTTCGAAGTATTCTTCGGCAACCTGACGTTGAGCGTCTTCGTCGTTGTAACGTTCGTCCTTCATGTGTTCCAGGACGTCTTGCTGAATCTGATCGGCACTGATCACGGTCAGGCTTTCAACTGGACTGTCGAGTTCAGTGTTGGAGGTTACAGGCGCGTTCAGGTCTTTCAGATCGCTGAGCGATGCAGCGAGGAGGGATTCGAGGCTGGATTTCATGGCAAAACCTTAATGGGAAGTGTTGAGGGATTTGCGACCATAGGTCAGCAGGTGGCGTGAGACTGTCAGCAAGTTGGTGGTCATCTGGTCGACAGGACCGGTGGCCCAACTGGCGTAATTACGAACAAAGCGCAGGACGCTGATGTCGTAGTTATCGCCATTACTGGCAGTACGGTTCTGATAGGACTCGCCGGCGCGCAGTACCGACTTGATCTGACTCTCAATACGGTTGAGTTTCATGACCTTTTCTTGCGATTCGATCAGGTCGAGAATCTCAATCACGCGGCGGGCAATGGTCTCTACCTGCTGCCCAGAGGCGGTCTTGGCGGTGCCCGACAATACGTTGCTCTGATTAACGTTGGTCAGGGCAAACTTGACACCGGTGGTGCGCACGGCCGCCGCAAAACCAAGTGGGTCGGTTTCAGCAAGGGCGCGCTGTTCGTTCTCAAGGGTCAGGAAGTACAGATTCCATCCACCGATGATGGGCGGTGCTGCCATGGTCAGGCGACGACCAAAGCGAGGATCGCGGTAGACCATGGCCTTAAGCTGACTGGCCAGGCGCTCCACTGGGATTTGCGTGAACAGCTGAGAGACTTCCTTAAGCTTCTCAACCCCAGTGTCAGAATCCTGCAGTAACCGCTCGAACTTCTGACCGACATCGATCATGCCAGAGCCATAGAGGTTGGTCACGATACGGTATTGGTCCAATGCTGCACTGACCGAGCGGATCAGGGCGTCAGGATCGGTAACGACGTTATCACCGACGACGAACGATTTGATCTCCATGCCCAGTTGGACGGTGGGGTGGCGAACTGTGGTGATGCGCCGGGCCGAGGCATGTTTGGCCAAATGTTCAGCACTCATCCGCAATTGTCCACGGAAGGTGGTGATACGAACCCAGAACTCCTTAAGAAACCTAAGGACTGCCAAGACCGCGGCGACCAGACGGGTCCATAGCGACTTCATGCGGTCTTTCAGAGACTCGGTGGAAACCACCCCCATCTCGTGCTCTTGTAAGCTCGGCAGCAGGTCATTGACACTGATGCCAGAACTACCTACCAGGTTCTCAAAACTGATCACTACAGCCCGTTTGTGGGCCTCTGAGGCGATCTCGTTGGTGTCAAGATGAGCGATCAAGCTCTCCAAGGAATCGGTTGCATCGAGCAGCGATTCCAGTTGGGCGCGGGCGTTAGACAGGTCACGCTCGGCTTCAAGGACGTCAACGAATCCCTCACTTTCATTACCTGTGGCATCAGGCAGTTCTTCTTCAGACATAGCGAATGCTCGTAAAAAGGGATGGAGTGTGTAATTCACCATAGAATTCGGACATTCAACATAAAAAAAAACACCTACCCGACCTAAGCCGGGTAGGTGTTCACCTTACGCTGAAAGAGGATTAGGCTTCGGCTGCGGCCTTCTCTTCTTTCTTGGCAGCCTTACCGTACTGCTTCAGGACCTGAGTACCGACCGAGGCAGCGGCTTTGGCAGCGGTGCCCATGAAGGACAGGTACTGGTGCGAGCAGCCAGTGGTCAGACGGGCAGCCTTGTTCAGCTTGGCCAGGATGGCTTTGGCGGCAGCGACTTCGTCTTTTTCCAGGGTATCGCCGGAAGCGACGAGTTTGTTACCGGCCTTGACCACGTCGTTGATGCCTTTTTCGGCAGCAGCGGCAACGGACTTGGCAGCAACCAGGTTCTTGCCGATCATGATGATCTGGTCGGCCGCCCGCTCGACCGCTTCAACCGTAGGCACCTCGAAATTGGCGGTCTTGACGACCTTGCTCTTGTCCTGGGACAGCTTCAGGGACGCCTTGGTCAGGACTTCGAGGGCATCGCCGGATTCCGGAGCGTTCAGATCGAAGTAGAAGCCACCGGGCAGTTTGCCCTTCATGTCGTCAACCAGAGCGGCGTTCAGGTCAACCTTGGCGGCCGCTTCCTTCAGACGATCCGGATGAACTTCACCCTTGTAGACCGCTTGGATCAGGGGGCTCAGGCCAGCAACGACCTTATTGGTGTACTGCTTGACGCCGACCTCGTAGCCATGGTTGATGGCGCTGAGCGCACCAGACATGTCCAGCTTACCGTCGACCACCAGGTGGTTCATACCGGTCATCAGGCTGACCTTGACGCGGACCGGCTTCAGGCCTTTGGCGGCCTGAGCGCGCTTCTTCAGCGACTGACCGGCAGCGATCACGGCCGGGCCGGATTTGCCGATGGTGGCGAAGAACTGCTTGACAGCGTTCCAGGCAGACTGGACAGCATTGCGAATGGCGTCCCAAATCTTGGACAGCAGCTGCTTGACGTTTTCCAGCGCTTCTTGGGAAGCAACCAGCTTGTCGCCAGTGCCGCCGAAGGATTCGGTGGAGACGGTGAAGTCTGCGGCGTTGATCGGTAGCTTGCGGGTGGCGATGGCCAGGGCGCGGCTGTGCATGTCAGCAGCTTGCGGACCCATGCCGCCGTCAGCAATGAAGCTTTCCAGCGAGGACACCAGGCTTTCCAGGCTCTCGCCGGCTTCGGCCAGTTCTTCGACGGCGTCGTCATGCTCGTCGACGCTGGCTTCGTCGCCACGCACTTCTTCGAGGATTTCGTCGACGGCGACGATGGTTTCTTCGGTAACCGGGTTGATTTCCTGGTTATCGGTCAGGTCAGCCGATTCCATGGAAATGTTCAGAGCGCTTTGCAGGATCGAGTTACGCATTGAGGTATTGCTCCACTTGTTTGCAAACAGAAGAAAGAGGTGCGGATGAACCTAGGCATTCTACACCTCTGCACACCATAGGGTGTTTTTTGATCCAAGGATTTAGAGCGCCTTGGAATGTTCGTGCCAGTTCTCTGGCAAGCTACCGGCAATCAGGTACAAAGACTGCACCAAATCAGTCAAACCGTCTTCACGGCTCAACCAGCAGCTAAGGATGTCGCCTGGGGTGGCGGTGAAGAAACCGGTCAGATCATGATCGCGAATGAGTTGATCTGCATTGCGTTCAATGACGTCCTTCGGATGGAACACCAGAAGGTCACGGTAATTCTCCAGCGCCATGCGCCGCGGACCATCGCCTTTGATGAAGGCCAGGGTCGACAGAGTGAAATCCAGAACCCAGCGCGAGCAAGGAGTCTTGACTTGCTGGATCAGGATGAACTTGCCGTTGCGGGTGAACAGTACTTGACGAGCTGCTTGCAGCACTTCTTGCAGGTACTCAAAGTCCTCTGCAAAATCGTGCGTGGTTTCCATACGATGGTAGAGTCGATCCACCAGCGGTAGGTCCACATAGCCTTGCGGGTGCGCCGAGTGCGTGTCCACCGAGAACCCACGATGAGTTTTCAGATGGCTCATGCCTTATCGCTCCTGCTGACCGGCGTACTTCTCTTGCATCTTGGCAAGCTTTTCCGCTGTCTTGTTGAGGTACTGTTCGTACTTCTCGATGGTGCGTTCGAGCTGGGCATCGTTCTTACCCTCGGCCTGCAGACGCAGTTGTTCCAGACGCAGCTGGATAGAACGGGCATCTTCCTTGAGACGCTCGTACTTGGCCACCTGCAACTGGGCAAACCAGATACCGACTGCCAGTGCCACGTGCGTCACACCCGGAATGAAGTTGTTCTTCAGCGGATCGAGCTTGGTGTAGCCGACCTGCGGAACGATCACTTTCTCATCGTCTTCAGCAATGACGATATCCGGGATGGATTCGATCAGAGACGCCAGTTCACGACTCGGTCGTGCAAAGGTGGCCAGCAGGGTCATGAAGGCCTTCTGGTTATCACGCAACCAGGCCAGTTCCGGCTTGGGACGTTCCTGACCTTCGGGATGTTCCTTAGACACGACTGACGCTTCAGCCACCAGCAGGTAATGCAGCAGTTGCATCGAATACGAGACGACGAAGTCCATGTACCCGATGGTGCGCAGCAGTTCGGCGCGCTTGTAGGTGATGCCTTCGATGACGATGTCCTGGCCGTAGCTCTTCTCGGCAATAGTCGAGAGCAACTCGGTGGTCACGGCCATATTGGACAACACCTGACGGATGTAGCCAAAGACGCTGAGTTTCGGTGGTAGACGAGTGGCCTTGTTCAGGTCAGACTCGAACTGCTTCCCGGCCTTGGACTTGAAGGAGGTCACTGTGCTCTCAGCGTTCATGAACGCCTCGATGGCCTTTTGCAGTGCCTGAGTGTAGACCCGGATGTTCTGTTTCAGTTCATCCTTGGTCAGGGACGTCGCCATGCGGCGAAGGTATTCGAGGATACGCATTTTCAGTAGTTCCTTGGGGTGAGGGTAAATCAGATACGGCCGGGTGCTTTGCCGAGCTGATAGGACTTGAGGATGTCCATCAGTTCTTTACTGTCCGACTTGCCAGCCGACTTGATGTCGTTCTTGGTCAGCTTGGTCGGCATTTCGATGCCACGGGTGTAGATGGTCACCGATTCCCAGTCCGGATCTACCACCACCATCAGCATGCTGAAGGTATGGCCGAAAATGCCCTGACGGGTCTTGAAGTTGTCGAGCGAGCCGCTAATGCGACGCTCCAGGTCTTTGGCAGTCTTGATGTCCATGACAATGATCGACGAGGCAGTCGACAGTGATGGACCACCGGCCAGCGCTTGAGCAGCACCGTTTTTGGCAGCGCGGTTGTAGACGGTCTTGTAGTAGCCGGTCTCGTCGTTCATCATGGCAGCGCGGTGCGCATCGACGCGATCCATGGCCAGTACGAAGTCAGCCCAGAACTTGATCTCACCGGCGCGCCAGGCTCTCCAGCGACTGCGGAACGTGGCATCACGGCCACCCACAGCGAGGGTTTCAGTCATGACGTCAGACGGCATGCCAGCGACCCGCAACCGGATAGTTACAGGGACGACAGCTTCTTTGCCATCTTCGCTGATGGTTACATCGATGACATTACCTACTGCAAGGTTGTTGATCTTCTCAACATACTTGGCGGCGGAGTTAACACCAGGACCATTTTTGGCAGCGGCTTTACGAGCTTCTTCTTCAGCCGCCTTTTTGGCAGCGGCTTCATCTTCCGGGTAAACGATGTCGTTGCTGATAGATTCCATCGCTGCCTGTTCAGCGATGATCTCATCAATGAATGGCAGACCAAACGACTCGGACTGTGTCATCGATTCCATCGAGGTCAGCATGGTCATGGTGGCGTCGTTCAGATCACGATCCGTAGCGAACTTATCCAGACGACGACCGACGGAAACACCATTGATTTTGGCGTCGAGAGAGACGGCAAGTAACCAGTAACCAGTGAACATGTTGTACGCTGTATGGACCACGTCCTGGATGAACGGAATGTTCACGGCGCGCTTGTCCATCAGCATAATGGGCTCAACACGTGCAGATTGTGTGAAGCGAACCAGGTCTCCGGCTTGACGAAGTGCCAACATTTCTTTGGCAGTCTTGATGGCTGTGGTACCACCATCCTCGGATACTTTAGTCAGCAATTGCTTGACAATAGCCCCACCGAGCGTGGCCAGCAGTGAGCCACCGATAGCGACCAGCGGGAGCGCCTCCTGGGAGACAACTTTTTTGTTCATGAACAATTTCCTTCATTAAAGGCGTGGAGCAAAATGAGCGAGGAATTCAAACTAATGAAACAGGTGCTTGACGTGATCGCCAAGCACGGAGGTTTCGACAGTGATGATGCTGTGATGCGACGGCTGACTCGTGAGCAGGGAACCGGTGCACTGGGTGCTCGCTTCCACGATCTGCTTGGAGGATACAATCGCACACAGCAAGGAACTGCAGTGCCTGCAAACACAGACATGCAGGGGCTTACGTTTTTCACACGCCCGAATTTGAACCTGTCATACGATAACGTGATGGCAGTGCGTCAATTGTCCGTTTTGGCCAGTGATAACCCTCGATCGTACAGTCGAATCATCCGACGAATGCTCTGGCCGGACAGTATCTATTCAGATATTCGTAACGACAATCTGATCTTTGATAACCGTCAAGCGTTTATGCCGCTCCTCTCCAATGCCCTGACGAACATGTCAGGTTGGCCAGATTTGACCCTGCATGCCTACAGTTCTAGTGAAGGCATGGCAAAGGAAGTCTGGATGATGAACGACAGCATTGCCGAGATCAACGGTCGATTTGACCTTGACTGCACCTTCGAAAATACCCTAGGCGATCCTATATCATTGACGCTGTTTGCGTGGTTGCTCTATATCGGCGGTGTCTACATGGGCACCAAGATTCAACCTGCCGGTTACAGCATCGTGCAAAATGAGATCGACTACATGACCCGCATCTACCGCTTCTCAATGGATTGGTCGGGACGGTTTATTCAAAAATGGGCGGCATGTGGGGCGGCGTTTCCAACCGGTCTGTCCATGGGTACGTCGTTTAACTACTCTCGCGACAATCCGTATAACGAAGCAAACAAATCCGTGCAGGCTTCTTTTGCCTGTACCATTGCCGAGTACAATGACCCGATCACCTTGTGGGAATTTAACAAGCTGGTGGTCATGTTCAACCCTGAGATGGGTGACGGTATTCGGGAAAAGAACATGGTTATGATTACGCCAGAGGAACGCAAGCTCTTTAACTACAAAGGCTTTCCATGGATCAACCTGATGGGTAGTAACGAGCTGGAATGGTGGGTAGATCGAAACGAATATGTCGCGGTCACCAAAGGTCAGTTGCGTGAAGGTACCCAGCTTCAGGCGATCAATACCACCGGCGATAATCTCAACCAGATGACGGTTTAATTGGAGACTGTGATGTCAAGAACCGATCTTAATGCCATGATTGAGGCTGCCAAACTCAATCCCATGGCAGTACAACGCGCAGGCATCGAATACCTGGAAGCCGTGCATAATGGCGAGGTGGAGATTGTCGACCCGAGTAACGCATTTGTCTACCTCATGGAAATGGGTTCGACAATGTTTTCCAATCTGGCGCGCAAAGACGAACTGCTTAACCGGGTCCAGTACCCGGAACTGGCCATGACCCGTGATGAGCTGTACCGTCACATGAGCGATGTCGACTACATCAACGTATTCTCCAGCCCCTCGACGGCGCCCTTGCTGCTGATTTACAGTCTCAGCGAGATCATGGAGAAAGCGGTGGAGACCGGGCATGCTGGCATGCGTAAGTTGGTCATCCCTCGTCACACCAAGATCATGGCCGGCGATACTCCATTCACACTTCAGTACCCGATTGAAATTCGGGTCCTACCGCATGGCGGCTTGCAGATTGTTTACGACAACTCCAGGCCATCGCCTTTGCAGCGTTTGGAGACCAATAAAGTCGAGTGGTCGATCGTCAACTACAACGTCGGTCATGAAGAATTCGTACAGATCGAAGCACCCACCCAACAGATTGAGATCAAAAGCTACACCGCTCCGATGTCTGCGGCCAAGGTGTTTAACAAGACCTATAGCTTCACTGACAAATTTTACTTCTGTCGGGTCTATCAGAGCAATGCCCAAGGTGGATGGGACGAGATCAAGACCACTCACAGTGATCAGGTCTTCGACCCGAACACACCGACAGCTGTACTTAAATTGCTCGAAGGACAGTTGAACGTCTCGATACCACAGGTCTACTACAGCACCGCGCTCGTAACCCGCACGCTGCGGATCGATATTTACACCACCCGTGGTGCGTTTGAACTGGCCCTTCAGGGCTATAGTTCCGACATGTTCAAGAGCACCTACCTTGACTATGACAACGATGACAATGGCAAATATACCTCGCCTGTGTCGCGGTTAGTCACCGGGTACTTCATGTCAGCCGGTCCAGCCACCGGTGGCTCGAATGCCATCAGCTTTGAAAAGCTGAAGAAGCGCGTGATCAACAACGCTCTAGGCAATATCGATGTACCCATCACCAACGTGCAGATCGAGTCTCAGTTGGACTTGTTGACCGATGCAGGGTTTAGCTGTGTGATGCACGTAGACAACGTCACCAATCGGCTGTACGCCGCGTCGCGAGAACTGCCGACACCAGACATCAAGGAGATCTCAAGTGGCATCGGGGCGAATGTCATTACGCTGACCAAAACCATTGATCAGCTATTGGCGAGTGCTGAAGTGGTGAATAACGGCCAGCGCATTACGATACTGCCCAGTAACCTGTATCGGGATGAAGGTGGTTATCTGTCAGTCGTGGACAGGGAGGCTCGTGCGGCGCTGCTGGCCCAGCCAAGTGACGTGTTGGTCGAGCAGGTGAGTAATGGCAATTACTTCTACACGCCGTTTCACTACGTGTACGATGTCAGTGACGATGTGTTTTCGGTCAGGCCGTATTACTTTGGTTCGCCCGGACTGTCCAAACGTTTCTTCGTGATGGACAACGGTACCATGGGACTCGGCATCAACTCCAGTGGACATGACTTTAAGCGCACCGAAACCGGCTGGGTCCTGCGGGTGATGACCAACAGTACCGAAAGTACGAAGGAGCTGGACGACGATGGCTTGGTGGCGCAGATTGCCTACATCCCGCCAGGGGAAGTAACCCGCGCCTGCTTGAACGGTGCCTTCGTTGGACGCGATCCGGAAAGTCGAGAGTGGATCTTCGAGTTCCGTTTCGATTCGAGCTGGGATGTGGACAAAGCCAATCGGGTCTATCTCGATGGGTTTGAGACCGATGGCATTTCCCCGCACCCATATCCGGCCGAGATGGACACTGTGTTCGACATCTTCTACGGTGTGCGTTCTGATCTGGTGGACGTCACTGAGGAAACCCAGATCGATCAGATCATGGGTAAATTCCTTTTCGACGATCCGGTCAGCGGACTGTATCATGAGCAGGTGACGCTCACGCTGGGTCATGTACTGGATGGTCTCTGGGCACGGGCACGGTCGTCAGTAGGTGAGGAACAGTACCTGCGCTACGATGAAGATGTCCCGATGGTCTACACCACCAACGTCCCAGCGCGTGACAGCGAGACAGGGGCTGTGCGCATCGAGTACGACGCCAATAACAAACCCTCGATCGTCTACGAACACCGCGCAGGCGATGTCGTCATGGAAGGTGACAATGTCGTTTACCTGCATCGTCGAGGAGATATCATCCTGCACAATGGTGAACCAGTGATTGCTTCGCCGCGCACCGTACTGCGTCAAGTTGAGCTGTGTCTGTTTGACGGTACGTACTACTTCGTGACCAACCAGACCGATTTGACCTATCGTGACAGCGTGCCGGATCAGATCGTCCAGTGGGTCAATGTCACACTCAAACCCATTCGCAGTAAGCTTCTGGAGAAAACCAAGCTTTGGTTCCATCCGAAGGCGACGGTGGGTCTGATCGATGCATTGGTCGACGGTAGCATGCAGGTCACTCTACAAGCTGCTCAGCACCTGACGGTCGAATACTTCGTATCCAACAACGTCTATCGTGATGAAGCACTCAAGGAAGAGATTCGCAAAAGCACGCGTAAAGCGATCACCCAGGCTTTCAAGGAAACGCAAGTGACCCGCAACGGCCTGGAGACCTCGCTCAAGGAAATGATGGGTACTGATGTCATGGGTGTGACGGTTTCAAATCTCGGCGGTGAGCGCAACTTCAGTGTGATCTCCATGAGCGATGAATCGTCGCGTCTGTGCATTGGCAAGAAGCTGGTGGCACTGCCTAACGGCACCTTCGGGGTTGAAGACAGCATCACCATCGAGTTCGTCAAGCACTCGGTATAACAGCATAGAGGGAGGGCTTTGGCCCTCCCTCTATGCCGGGTATCACTTTGCCATTGAACGATCGAGTAACTTAGTTGCCCGCCCGACCGCATTCCAGGTAGCAGAATGCATCCAGACGCAAGCAGCAGCAATCCTCTCGAATGCCTTGAGGTCTTCCAAACGCTGTTGAAGTTCACTGATCTGTTCAGTAGCAGCACCAGTGGCCAACAGCTGCTTGAGCTTCTCTTGGGCATCTGCAACATGTGCCGATGTATTCTTTGCTACCATGGCGAGCTTGATCTCCACGCCGGCGTAGACCCCAATGCGCTGACTCAATGTACCGAGGAATTTTTCCAATTCCTGACCAGACAACGAGATGGTTGCATTACTGAGGTCGCGATCGACTGCTTTGATCAAGTCCATTGCATGTGCAGCAGACTGGATTGAATTTACCGGGCCTGTAACAGTGAAGACCGTACCCAATGCAGCGACAGAAGAGATCACCTGAGTGTATTGAGTGTCAGCTGTGCGATCTGCCTGAGAGAGCGATTCTTGCAGTTGATCGAGGGCCGCGAAAGCGTGTTTGACCAAATCCCCTTCAACGATCGCGTGTACAAACTTATCCACTGCGGCCCCCTTTTGCAGGAACAGTGGATTGATAGCAGTCGGAGAGAATTTAACCTTGACTTGTTTTGCGGCTGTGTCAATTTTCTTATTGACGACAGTCCGCTGGCGCAGGAAGGTCATCAGTGCAGTGGCATTCTTCTTCAACCAGTCGATTAGCTGCTTGATCTTTTCAACGATTGCCGAGATAATTCGATGAAGCATGCTTTCCATGGTCGGCTGGAAATTAACCTTCGAAGGCAGTTCGGTATAACTACCCATTGGCAGTAACTCAAACGCGTCTTGGAAACCTTCCAGAGAAGTGGATATCTGGGCCAATGCAGCTGCGTCACTGCGTGAGATTGAGCCAGTCTCACGGATGTCACTTACCACACTGATCAGACTTTCCAGAGCCGGAACCACATCTGGAGTGGTTTCTTCAAACGCCTGCATCTCTTCGGGTGTGAACCCCGTCAGATCCTCAAGAAGATCCTCAAGCGAGGTCTTTTCAATTGCGAGTGCTTCTTCATCGGTGATCAGTGGGCATTCATCAGGAACAGTGATGGACATTCGGGTATCCTCATAAACGAGGGGTGACTGAGCACCCCTCTTAAAGAGATCAGACAACGAAGCGACGGATGAACTCAGCCACGTCGGAACGCAGCAAGTTACCATAGCCGCAGTTCAGGACTTCGGCATGAACTGGATCGACACTCTGCTCGAACGCCGGGCGCTTGAGTTGAGCGACGATGTCAGTGCAGCTCAGCTGGCGGGGTTCGTGACACAGTACGTAGCGGTTGCGGTAAACGTCGATCACCATGTTGTAGGTGACATTGACCGAGAACGGGTAGAGTTCGTTCATCTCGCCGATGACGCGCTTGGCGGTCTCGGCATGGAACTGTTCGAAATGAGCGACCACCGAATCGACAGCCGCCGATGGCAGGGTGAAGGCGTAGCCCAGTTCGATGGCCAGAGCGGTTTCGAGGAAAGGTTTGCGCAGTTCAGGTTTTTCACAGCCTTCAAGGAGCTGAAGCAGGCGTTGCAGTTTCATGGTATTTACACCGTTTGCAGTTTGTTGGAGAGTTCGAAGAGGCGGTTGTTGACCAGCTCTTCGAGTTGACGCTGGAATTTCTGCTCAGCCGGACGACCGTTGAAGATGCCGGTGAGCCAGGCCGAGAATACCGCCGGGCCGAAGTAATGCTTGTGGGTCAGGTTATCGACGATTTCATCGATTGCCTGAATCTGCTCGATCAGACCCCGGCGCTGTTGCACAGTCAGATTCTGATCTTTGGAGGAGGCGATCACTTCGCGGCGCATGGCCTTATAGCGGTGCTCGATTGGATCGTAGGCACCATCATCGCCGCCGCTGAACAGAACCATGACAACGCTGAAGAAACCACCGATAATCAAGGCTGGGATGACGGCACCAGGGCCGAAAGCGGCGATCATATACGCCGCTGGAAACAGACCGGCTCCGAGATGAGTCAACCAATGTCCCATCGAGGCGATGTAGTTGGCAGTGCGGCCTCGGTATTCGGCAAGGTACGCAGGATACGCTTTGTACATGAGATCCAGTGCTTGGACGATCAGGTGTGCGCCGCCATGACGGGCCACAAATTGGTCAGAGCTGAATTCGAAAGCGCGGCGGTCATAGAACTTGGTGCCCAATTCAGAACGAATGCTCTCGACAACCGAGGCCAGTACAATCTGCTGGATCACCAGTGGATCACTGCTACGGTTGATTTCGCCGAGGTCACGAATACGCCAGCCAGTCTTCTGCTCGGCGACCCTGACAACTTCTTGAACCACTTTGTCATCTTCGCCTTCGTGTTGACGCCGCAGGATTTCAGAAACGACGACGTTACCCAACGCCATCTTGCCAAGGTAGCGCAGGTAGGTAAAAGCGTGACCCATTTCATGGGTCAGGATGGCCGCAATATGTTCGCCTTTAATGACGTCTCTGAGGGACGGCCAAGTAAAGAACTCAATAGCGCAGAAGATATCCACCGGAATATCACTGTAAGCGCCACTGACCTTACCGGTCTTGATGTTGACCTCGCCTTTGAAAAGTTCTTGCTCTGATACAGGGCGTTTCAGGCGCGTGACGCATTCGACGATCTGATCGGAGCGCATTGGGTTGGCGGCATTGGCCTGAGGTGGGATCACGAAGGCGTTCGGACCACCTTGCCTGATGAAATGGAAATTGAAGGTCATGCCGGTGTGCTTCTTGGCAATCTTCTTCATAGCGGCGCTGACAGCATTGAACGTTGCATTAGATGGATCGCTCAATGCAGAGTCCAGCTGAAGGGCCAGTTCAGCAATCAGTTTGGAATCTCGCTGGAAGTCAATCGCTTCCATCGAGGCAATTAGTGCTTTGTTCATAGGTGGTCTCGTAAAAGTCAGGTTGGCATGAAGAACCCATCATAGAGATTGGCGTAAATTGTTACTACCTGTATATATCCATTTGAAAGAGGGCAGCGCCCTCACCCACTTGATACAGGACGCTTCTCATGTCAGTTGTAAAGAAAGCCCCGCTCTTTGACAAGGATGAGGTGCTTGGTCTTGAGTGCAAACACGCGGTTTACACCGAGAGTTCCCTGAATCCTGATGATGATCTGTTGACCGTCAAGGAGCTGGTTCACCTTAAAGATGGTCGCAAGATTCCACGACTGCGCTTTTACAAGAACAGGCCGCGGACGTTTGGTATCACCAAAGAGAAATACCGTAATCACAAAGACAAAAAAGAAGTCGAAGACATTGACAAGCTGGTCATCGTAGAGACCACGCAGCGGGCGTTAAACCGCAACATCGTCAAACGCCTGGGGTACGGTAACCCCAATACCCAATTGCGCATGCTGTGCCGCAGCCCGTTCATCTACGGGGCCGATATCACCCCAGCCACACTGATCAAGCAACAATACCGTGAAAAGTGGCCGGGATTGTTCTACTCCAACCAAGTGGCCGTACTCGATACCGAAACCGACATGTGGAACGGGGACGGTAAGGATGTGATCATCTCCACGGTGACGTTCAAGAAGAAAGCTATCATCACCATTCTTGATACGTGGATCAAAGGCATTCCTGATCCGATCAACACCATCCTTAAAGCACTGGATGAACATCTAGGACATATCACCCGACCACGGGGTATTGAGTTTGAAATTCAGATTCAAAAGTCTGGTGGGGAAATGATCAAGACCTGTATTGATCGTTGCCATGAATGGATGCCTGACTTTGTCAGCTTCTGGAACATGGACTTCGATATGACGGTCATGATCCGAGAACTGGAGCGTTCCGGGTACAACCTGGCCGATGTGTTCAGTGCCCCGGAAGTCCCGCCAGAGTTTCGTTATTTCTACTACAAGCGCGGTCCTGACCAGAAAGTCAAGGCCGATGGCAAGTCGGAGAACCTCGCGTGGTACGATCGCTGGCACGTGGTGACAACTCCTTCCAGCCACTTCTGGATTGACTCGGCAGCCGTCTACCGGAACATCCGGCGGGCTAAGGGTAAGGAGCCTAGCTACGCACTGGACAACATCCTCAGAAAGAACCTGGGCGATGACTGGGGCAAGTTGTACTTCCCCATGGGTGATTCCAAGGCCTCGCCTGGCAGTGTCGAATGGCACCGGCAGATGCAGAAGGACTACAAAGTCAACTACGTAGTCTATAACGTCTACGACTGCTTGGGTGTTGAGCTGCTGGATGAGAAGGTCACTGACCTGAACACCCAGATCGGGATTCTGTCGGAGAGTTCGGAATACACTATCTTCAACTCCAACCCTAAGCGCAATATCAACGCCTTCTACTTTGACATGCTCAAAGACGGCAAGATGGCCGGGACCTTGTCAGATCAAATGGAGGATGAGCTTGACAAGCTCTTGCTGGGCAAGGATGATTGGATCGTTACGTTGCCGACGAGTCTGGTGGAAGCCAATGGCGTGTACATGATCAAAGACCTGCCTTCGGTCAGAAGCTTTGTTCGTCGCTACACCTCGGACGCGGACATCGGTTCGACCTACCCGAACGGTGAAATCATCCTGAACCTGTCGAAGATGACCACGATGTATGAAGTTGGTCGAATTGCCGGGATCACTGCCAGCAAGCAGCGATTGGTAGGTATCAACCTGACGGGTGGGCCGGTCAACTCGATTGAGATTCTCACTGACGTGATGAAAGCCCCTGACCCCTTCCAGCTCTTGGAAGCGTTCGAGGCTGAACTGGCTCAGGAAGAGACTCCGGCGCAAAAGACTCTCAGGCTAAGCTCGGTAGTCTGACCAAAGAAAAAAAAGAAAGAAGCACAGGAGACTGGTACTAGGCCATTACAGCCTAGTACCAGTCCCTATGTCGTTTCTTCGATTACATCAGAGAGCGAATTACATCCATTAGCCAGTAGGCGTGTTCCGTAATTGTATCCCATCGTTTAAATACCTTGTAGCCCAGAGACAGGAGTTGCCATTTGTAACGGTCAACCCATTGCACGGTACGGTGTAACACAGGTGTTTTCTGTGTCTTTCTTACCTCTTCGGTTGCAGGTACATTGGTTGTGGTGTAAGTTGCATTTACTGTAACGGTCACCTTTATTATCAAGACTTTATTATTTTTCATACGTAGTTCCTTATTTAAGCCCAGGTCAATCGAGACCCAGAGCAGTTAGTGTGTCGCCCAACCAGTTACACCTACGCGATCCCTTATCGGCAGGCAGGAGGGTTGCTCTCCTAATGCTTAAGGTATCACGTCTTGATGGGTTTGTCAAGACGTGATACCTAGTTAGTTACATTGTCAGATCAGTCGATGGGATTCGATGTCCTCGGCTTTCAGGTCGATGTAAAACTCCTCGACGCTGTAAGGACCGTCTATCAGCTTGCCCTCGCTGAATCGAGCCAAGATGCGACACATACCACAGATACGGACAGCATGGCCCTCAGAGAGCTTCGCAGCCACCTTCATGACATCCTCCTGCCGCTCGGCGTAGAAGTACGGCTGCATGTGGGTTTCCAACTGAATGGTCAGTTGACAATAATGGTTCTCATACGGCAGGTATTCAAACGCCTTGTTGTTGAACAGGTAGTGTTTGAAGTAGCTGTACTCACCCACGATGGTTACATCGTCGATGACGACTTTGACCAGCCGGCCGTAATTGATGCCATTTTTAATAACGGGTGTCATTTGTGGTGCTCCCATGATCTCGGTTGGAAGGACCTCACAGGGAAGTCCGTTGATGTAGCTGATGCAGTTCACGTCCAGCCCTGACAACACAGTGGTACCATCGACTTTAAGGCAATGGTCAGCGTGCTGTTCTGCTTCAGGAACCGTATCGTCGTACAGCTCGAGCAGACGCGCGCACAACGACTCATCGACACGAATGACCATCTGCGTCTCTGCATTGGGCATGCCACGCGCAACACTGACACTTTGACATGTCAGGGCGTAGTTCGCCCCTTCAGGCAAGGTGACTGCAAATGCAGCTAAGCGGCGTTTGAGTTCAGTTACATCCATGCTGGTATCTCCTTGAGTTAATCTTCGTCAACAGGCCATTCATCATCATCGATTGGGTCATCCTCGATCTCGTCATCATCGGGAAGCTCATCGAGTTCTTCTGCATAGCGTGCACGCTGGTGTTCAACACAGGCTTCACAGAGTTCGTAGACCGGGCCATTGTGCCCTTCTTCGAAATCACGGTAAGGCTTGAGGTTGGTGGAGTGAGTTCCGCAACTATCACAATTACCTTCAATCGTTGCATTGCGGATTTCATCGGTACGGATGGTCAGATGTTCAGCGCAGTAGTATTCCCACTCGACGCCCATCGAATCCACTTCACCGGCGATCTTGCCATCTGCGTGCTCATTACAGTCTTCGTACTCGCAGTTAAATGCTCGTTCCTCACTAACCAGTGACCGACGGGCACCAGGTAGAATAGACATGGTAATCTCCTTTAGATTATGGGTTATCCACGACTATCATGTATCGCTACAATTAATTCGAATCGATCATAGAGCCAGGGCAATGCCCTGGCTCTATGATCACCACTTAAATGCAGGAGGCAAGCTTTCCAGCGAGGCATCATCTACGACTGTGCCAGTCTTTTGAAGCATCCGTTTGAGGTTCTTCTCCCGTTGCTGATCCGAGAACAGGGTGGAAGAATCCCAGCCCCATTGCAGCAGACCCTGCCGTTGTTTGACATTGCACTTCTTGTCAGACAGCGAACAACTGGATTTGAGTTGGCCCATGTGCCTTGCTACAAAACTCTTCCAGCGCTTGATCTGCTTATCATCCTCAGTGCCTAAACGACGCCCAAGGTAGTAAAGACAGTACCAGTGGAACCAACCTCCTTCATCGGTCATGATCCAGCCATTGGCCTTCCATGCAGACAAGGGCTGTCTGGATTTGACGCCATAGTAGTTCAACGAGACGTCGGGTGGATCTTTGGGACCTACGACTTTTTTGATCTTCTTCCAAGAGGCAGGGATGCCCTTGATGATGTTGATGTACTTGCCTTCAAAGACACCCATCTCCAGCATTTCTTCAGGTGTGAAGGACGGAGTGAATTCAGGGTGCCAGGTTTTCTTTTGTGCTTCCATGGAGATCATGATCGCAGTCTCGGTATGGGGTTATCCATAGCGATACGAACAAAAAAGAAAGGGAGGCCGAAGCCTCCCTGATGCATCTCATCATTTACACTTTAAGCAGTTGATAATGGAGCTTTAAGTTGCGTTTAAGGAGGGTCTTCATGAAACGTGAGGAGTTGTTGTAGAAGTTCCTATTGCGCTTCTTACAAGCACCGCCAAGCGCGATATCATCGATATCCCACGTAAGCATGGCCGGCGTGTTCATGCGTCAACCAGCCTGTCCAGAATGAACTGGAGCTTCTGGACGGCGTGTGAGTTCTCCGTCGCAATACGGTAATCGCTACTCATCAGCTCGATCGGGACGAAGTCATGTACCACCGATTTGACGATCAGCTCTTTAACCAGATCCGACAGATCAGGTAAGTTGTCATCATGGTACTGTGGACCATCGGCTACGAACTCTGTCTGGATGTCGCTTGACAGCAGGGTCATGACTGGATCGGCGACATGGACTGCGAAATACTGCCCATACCCTCCGGTCAAGATGCGCACTGGGATGGGCGTACCTTTGGGGGTATTGATCAACCCACGGATGATCTGGTTGCCGTAATGGCTGTAGGTACGAGTGTCGGTCATCAGCATGTGCATGACTTCGTGAAACGCAGATTCGCTCTTAAAATGCATGGAACGATCCTTATTCGGCAGGGGCTTCTTCGACGATCTCGAGGTTATCCAACGCCATTGTGTTGGGTTTGGACGTGTCGATCTCAAGGCCTGTAGTGAAGTAGGTAGGAATCTCGCTACCATGCGTCACATAGATCGTGACCTCACCGTTCTCACCGGCTTCGGTGCCTACGACTTCACTGATGAAATCCGGGATGTTGGTAAAGGACAGCTTAGCGCCGACTTGCAGTTTGGCGAGTTTCTCTTGCAGGGTCATGTCACTCTCCTTTGGCGTAGTCTTGGAATGCTTCGAGCATGTCATGCGTGCTGATCTTGCGATCCAGTCCGGTGATGACGAAGGTGAATAGGGTACTGGTACTGCCCACGGTGAGGCTTTCTTTAATTCGGGTTTCGCGTTTGAAACGCCAGCGATGAGATGCACCGCCAGTCTTCTCGATACGACCCCAGTACATGCGCTGGGCATAGAGGTCCTTATTACACAGAAGCGAGCGCGATCCGTTAGGCAGTGACTTGGCTGATACCACTTTAACCTGGATCACTTTCGGTGTGATGATGTGGACGATATATACGCAGCGGTCAGCGATCTCAAACAGACCGTCGTAGGGCTGTAATTTGGCATTGATGTGTTTGTCGATCAAACTTAAAATGCGCTTACGAGTTTCTTGGCGTTCTTTACGAGTGGTCATGGCATGGCTTCCTTCCGAGTGAAGAGACATAGAGAGTGGGCTGACCCACTCTCTATGTCCAGTTAGTTACACTGTCGCAGTACGTACTGAAGTACGATAATCATCTTCAAACTGAATGCGTACAGGCAAGTCGCCAAAGGCATTCAGTTGCGGTTGCAGGATAGCTTCAATGGACGCTGCTAATTTAATAGGATCGCCCAGGAATTGCTTGAGGTCTTTAACAGGTCCTGCGCCGAGCGTAAAGTGAAATGAGATATCCACGTTGCCGACCGAAGCGATTCCCCCGCAAAAATCACTTTCCTCGTAATCTTGAGGCATGACCTTAGCAGTGGACATCCCCACTCCTGAAGCAAAGGATGCTCGAAGTCGTTTGGTGGTGATGACCAGCTCGAACCAGTTATCCGATCCGACCCTGCATTTCTTGACGGCCTGAATAATGTCTTCATCCGTGGCTATGTAAGCGCCGGTCTGAAGAACATTGTCACGCAGGTATCTCATAAACACGTATTCCAATACGTCATGTCGACGAATATTGAATGACGGTTTTACAGTCACCAAAAAGAATAGACTTGCCGCTCCAAAGGGCGACCGACGAATGACAGGCAGTACCAGGTTGGGGATATCTTGGATGGAATCGGCTTTATAACCATCCTCGATCATCCGAATGTCCATAAAGCTATCCGTACCATAGCCCTTGGTCTCGGCATAGTCCACCAAGACTCCCAAGTCCCATACCGGATGGTCTTCACCAGTGCGTTTAATCATCTCCGGCTTAGGGGCTGTATCGTCCATGCAGAGGAGCTTAACAAACCCTTCACCATACATGCGACGAATGGTGAATAGCCCGAGCATATTTGCTTTAATGGTGTTTTCAGTTTTCATGTGTTACATTCCTTTTTTCTGATCGACCCTACTCTTGTGCGAGGTTTACGTAGCCGACGGATTAAACGCCAGGGCCGAAGCCCTGGCGTATTTGCCCACATGGGCAAATTCTTACATCATGCGATCATGGCTGGCAGCTCGCTCACGGAGGCGGGCTTGGTCAGCACAACGTGCTCCAGGACGTCGTAGCGCTCGTTCTTGAGCAGGCAGGCGATCATGGATGCACTGGCCTCATCACAAGGCCGTTTAGCTTCAAGATCCCAGCCAAAACGTTGGACGATCTTTTCGATGATGGGGTTGTATTTCCGATCAATACTGGTCACTTCCACCGACATAACCAATTGTTCGACCCCATCGCCTTCTTCATCCAGTTCTGCAGTCTTGAGTTTGACCGCCCCAAGTTCCAGGGCGTTGCCAAAAGAATCGCCGATGCACATGAACTTGCGCAGCAGCTCTTTGCTCTCAGAATGCTCGTTGCTCAGAACCGGATGGAGAAGAAAATACTGTTGCATGTAAAGCCCCTTATACAGCGTTCCGTGATATGTGATCGTTACCGATCCCTAGTGTGGCAAGGCGTAGTTGTAATTGCATACTGTAGTCGTATGCTGTATTTTTATAATTATCGTGCATAAGTGCCCATTGTCGGCTAAGACAATGGGCACGGTGCAAGTCACGCAGGGTTGTTCGCATTCCAATCGATGAAGTAAGCATCGAGCAATGTCTCGAACTCCTCCATTGACTTGGCTTCATTGCGAAGCTCAGCAAAGCGTTCTCTGAAAGCCGTCACGTCTGCCTCAGTGCTGGCCAGTAGGCGGTCATGAATGGCATCACGTTGAACTTTGGTGAGGCGCTTGGTGGTCTGGCAAATCATGATAGGTACCTCAATGCCTTTCTCTTCACAGACACGTACCAGATCGTCATGGGCCTTGCGGAAGTCTTCGACTGCCTTGAGGGTCCTTTCTCGACCGGTAGGATCGGGTTCGGCTCGCTTGAGGTCCTGCAAACGAATCGATGGAATCACGTCACGCCTCCAATACTGGCTCGATGAGCGATTGATCGGAGGACTTGTGACGCGCATGGGTGATCGCCATGGCAATGATAAATTGCGCTACCCCAAGACCTACAGCCCAATGGACTGAGATCAATGCCCCGATAGCGGCAAAGACCACCACTGCCAGCGTCACCAACACAGTACGAAACAGGATGAATTCCCTAGCTTCCTGCGACATGGATCAGTTCACCATTTCCAAACGTTCGGCCAATAGCTTACTGAATGAGCGCATGAGTTCTTGCTGCTCACGCAGTTTGAGCACGTGTGGATTGACGATCTCGATCTTATCGAGGTAAGCGGTCAGCTTAACCAAGCGATCATCCAGTTGGGCCTTTTCAGCGACCAAACGCTGGACCCAATCTGGGTAGGCGGACACATCACCCATCGGCAGGTAGGCGCCTTCAAATACAGCGCTGGGCGACCAGCTGATATAGCCATCATGCTTGGGGTGGTTTGGTTGCCCCCCATCGGTGTACTCAACCAGATAGCCGGTATCTTCCGGATTTTCATCTGCCGGAATATCCCACCCGCGGTAGACATTGTAGTCACCGCGGGTCATGGGCGTTGCCTTGATAATCTTGGTACCGACATAATGCTGCATTGACATCTTCCTTGTTGGCTAGTTATAGGCGGGGAGTTCTCGGTAGCCTGTCTTAAGTGCCGACGGGGAAGGCACGACAGGAACGGGTGTAGATGGGCCCTCTACCGGACCTCCCCTGTTCTGGACGTTGTGGACGGGAACCGAAACCCGTTCTTCCTCAGCAGTGCTTTCACCACTATGCGGGCGGCTAACTCAGATGCATTGTCCAAGTAACCTTGCTGAGGCGTTCGTACGTAAACTACCACAACGAACTGGGTTGGGGAATTGCCCAGTAACGCTCACGTCACCCTAGACGACTACTTGACTGTCAGGGCGTGGACACCAGGTACAATTCCCCAAACTGGGAGGAAGGGTCGGGGCTTAGGCAGTGATACCTGGGGGGAGGGTTCCTTGCCGGGCTGCTGAAGGCCCTGCAACTCACTACCCTTACCCCGACCCTTCCAAACAGAGCGGGAGAGTCGTCCGACTGGTCAAGGGGACCAATCCAGCACCAGTCATCCGACCGCCGTGACGAAATCGGTGGACGACCCTCCCTAACTGAGACAAGTAGTCGGAGTCGAACCGACTGGATACGATGTATCCACAGCTACCACCCTTCCTGACCCGATGCCGACAATATGGCTCCAGGAAGCTAAGGCCGAATCTCACGGCGAGCACGGTTAAGCTGTACTTGAATTTGAAGCGATTACCGTGACGGCACACGACCGGTAATCGAAACTCTATGTTTAATCACCCTACCCGAAGTGGATGACCAAGACATCGGGACCAAAGGTGTCATGCACCCATTGGTTAAACTCTTTCAGGCGAATGCCGAAGTAGTTAAATATGGCGTCAGCATCATCAACTAGGATGTATTTCACACCATCCGGAAATACCGATTGTGCGTCGTACTTGATCGGATTTTCTTTACGGATAAACTTCCTAAGGTCACTGGGCAATACGCTCACAACGCGGACGCTCTCTCCCAAACGACCAGCCCAATTGCGGACAATTGCGTCACGTAAGTTGTTGTTGGTAAACACGCACAGTGTTTTGTCAGAGGCTTTACTCAGCCATCTGCCCATGGCAGTGCTTTTACCGCACTGTCGAGCAACCTTAAACCCAATCGTGCGGTACTCAGCGATTATCTGTCCTCCTGCCGCATTGGAAAGTTTACGCCAGCGACGATCGGCGCTGTTCGTCTGTGCTTCCAGGGCTTCAAGGATGGCCATATAATCAACGGTGATGCTGGTGTTTACAAAAGGATTGTCCATCAGTGTTTCCAGTTATGGGTAAGTCGGTGTTGCCAGTGAATCAATTCGACAGTGCTTCGAGAGCGTCCAGTGGTAGGACGCTCTGTCGCATACATTACTCGACGACGGTAATTTTTAACGATTAGTCATCACCCTCATCGATGTAGCGCTCATGGTATTCGACCAGCTGACGATGCGTGTGGCGATCCAGCACACCCTGCTTGATGGATGCCAGCGTACAATCGCGACGAACGCCTTCGCAGAACATCAGGGTTTCCAGAGTATCACAGATGGTGTACGACCGAATCCGCCCTTCACCACAGCTGACGTAGATCAGACCTTTGTCCTTATGTTCCTTGACAAAGTCGAAAATCTGCTTGGCCAAGGCAGGCGTCATACAGTGCTCCATCTGATCTTTCTGTATGTGGTCACCTGGAAAGAACTTGATCTCAAGCAACGGACGCTTGCCTTTATTCGGGATGGCTGTGCCCGAACTGTAGCGGTCGCTGATCGAAATTAGGGGCGCATCATGCGGGATTTCCCGGACGGCTTGCTTACTGATGTTGGTAAGGCGTAGGGTGGTGTTGGGCGTTATCATGCCGAGGCCTTCTTGGTGAGTTGGTTGTTGGTGCGCTGCTGACGAATCTTGGCGCATTTGACATGGTTATAACGCTTATCGCAACGGCGGTGACCACAGACATCACACAGTGCGGTCATAGGGGCGCCGAAACCATTGCTGTTAAATCCACGGGCCATGTTGGACAGTTCTCCTTACTGGGTGGGTGCGCCTGTGGCGCAAATGTAGTTGGCTTCAACAAAAGGTAACATCGACAAGTAGACGTACCTGATGTCGTCTTCAAAACTCAGACCGCCATTGCCACAGCCCATAGGTGGGAGGGCGATGGTCTTGAACTTATCCGGATGACGATTGACCAGGTTCACCAACTTGTTGAAGTTATGGATCACCAAGTCTCGAGGCGATGCTTTACGCCAGTCCAACTTGGTGGGCACTAAGAGGTACTTCACCCCCTCGTACTGATACAGAATGAACTGTGTCGGATCAAGGGTGGGGTACATCTTCTTGTAGTGTTTATACAAACCGGGAATGGTGTCTCGAGCCGTTTTAGCGACCCCAGCCCCCATGGCACCCACCAAATTGATGGTTATGATTACTGTATCTGCCTCGACACTGAACAAGTCCTGCTGAACAATCTCCAGGGCCATACTGGGTATCCTTACACGGATTGCTAAGACATGTAGATAATGTACTGTTTCCGGCAAATCGAATAGAGAGGAGGGGCGAACCCCTCCTCTTTACTTTTTCATACCTGCACCTTCCATCAATGACGCCACTGAGGCATCCTCTTTCGAGGAAACGACATCAGAACGCTTCAAGATGGCTTCAGCTCGGTCACGGGGTAGCTTCAGGAAGTCCTGAAAACTGATCCCGGTATACTTCAACACGTTGGCGGCCAAGTACCGCTCAAGGTAGACATCGAACGGGTCAACATTTGCTAGGTCTTCTGCATTGTGCAGGGCAGCCAGAGCGTAGTTGGAATGACCTTGGCCACTGGTTTGATAAATACCGAAGTACTCATCGTAACATTCAGTGGCCACGATCTGGGCAGCGATGCTGTCGAGAGTCTTCTCGGAGGTCGACAACACCGTATCCAGCACGGTGGGTTCATCGATCCGTTCGAGCTTGTCCATGCCAAACTGGCGATCACCTACGTGATTACCGATCGGCAGTATTACATCGCCACGCCTTCTACTTGGCTGATCTTCAGCGCGGCTAGGGTGAAAAAAACGTAGCCGATATCGATGGGGATCAGATGTGGATGGGTGGTATCGCTGGCTTCGCCTTGGCAGCTCGGACATTTGATCTTCGGCAGTGCAACGTAAGACACTGTCGACTTCTTGATCCAGTCAATGATTTCCCGGTTGATCTTATCGCTCAACTGAGGGTCTTCACTGAGCATCTCAAGGATGCGGTCCTTTTCCTCGTATGCATCGTAAGTCACCGGGATGCTGTCCGGATCGACGGCGTGTTCGAAAGCCGCTACCCAATGACTGTACTGGCGCAGGTTGGTCAGGGCTCCCGAGCGCATGATGTGCCGAACCCGGTCCATCTCGTTCAAGCGGGCACCAAACGCCTCGTTGGTTGCCTTGGCGATACCGTCGACCCAAATATGACCAGCGTCGATCTGTTCGGCCAGTGAAGGCACGCGCAGTACGGCAGTCAGGCCTTTGCCCAATGGCAGGCGTTTCTCGAAGAAGGTAAACTCCTTCTGATACTCCTCCAGCCAAGCGCGGTCGCGTTTGGTGGTGCGAGAAGCCATCATGCGTGCTTGCTTCTCGTTGATCTTTTCACGATCAACAAACCCCATCCGAGCAAAGTTCAACAGCAGTTCATCGACATGACTGCACTTCTCAGGATTGGCCACACACGGCTGACGCAGCGGATAGCCGTCCGGATACATGGCACAGATCAGACCCCAGAGCACTTGTTGATAATCGCGCGAGCGGATCACCTTAAGCATCTCATCGACGGTGTCGCCGGTTTCGAAGGTGTAATTGACCGATACCATGTGCTCCAGAGCGAAACGCATGTAGGTCTCAACGGTGTAGACCTCAATGCTGGAGAACACCATGCCGTTGGTCGAACGACCTAGGTTCATCTTCTCCAAGCGGGTCTTTTGTTCGAAATCCAGCAGCGCCTGGACTGTCGGGGCACGGAAGGTGATCCACAGACCGGTGTTCCACAGCGGCACCTGAACCATCGAACCCTGGCCGAAGGATGCGCGGATCGCCAGCACTGGGTCCTTGATGTTCTGGGTCTTGACTTTGCCCACACCGAGCTTGGTCTCGTTATGCAGGATGTACTGCCCCCACTTACCAGACTTGTCAATGTTGTCGAAGTACAGGTCCTGATAGATACCGGACATGCTACGCGCCAGGTTAACCAAACGGCGCTCTTCGCGGGTTAGTTTCTCAGCGCGTTCTTCGGTGAGGTCGTGCAGGTCACGCGACTCGAGGAGCTTGGCCAGCTCATCGACCCCTACCTTAAGTGCCACGAGGTAGGGCAGTGCCGGGTCAGTTTTCTGCCGCTTGAGAATGGGGTTCTCAGCCAAGACATGCTCGTTCGGAGAGAAGGCCTCATCCCACATGTCGGTGGTTTCTTCCGACTCGTCTTCACTTAGAGCAGGTGGTTCGTTATTCATCTGCTCTGCCGCTTGAAGGGTGGCTGCTTCGAAAGAGGCTGCATTGTCAACATCCGGCACCATTGTCGAAGAAATATCGTCCTCGATAGTGTCCATGCCCTCGTCGTGAGTATTGTTCAGTTCGTCCGTCATGACTCAACCTTAATTGGAAACGGTTTGTTCGAGGCTGGCCGTTTCAGCAGCCAGCAGTTCAACCAGTTCACCGACCAGCGGACTCAAGGCAGCTGTTGCGTCATCGATGAAGGTCACGTAGTCGCCACCGGCCCGGAGGATTTCAGGGTGGTGAGGATGAGATAGCACCACACTGGAGATGGTGCGCTTATGGCGCGCGGCGATGGTATTCAGGCGCTCTTGGAATTCAGTGAGGTCGCGCTTGATGAAACTGGCAAGTTGCGCACAACGAGTGGCCTTGGCATTATCGCTCCAACGATGAGCGGCTGCATCACGAGTGGCCTTGGCAAAACGATAAAGAAGATTGCGAGACTCTTGCTGGAGTGCCTCAAGACTCTGACGAGGAGTCATGCGTGAAGTGGTCATAACTACAAACCCTAGTGAAATGGAAAACGGACTGGCCAATTATTTGTACTTTACTCATATTAGGTCGGGTAAACTTTTTTTATTAAGGATGGTGCCATGTTTGAAGAACTCTCCGATATCCTGAAGGGTCGAGTCGACCCGGCCGTGTGGGTCGGCATCAATGCCATCACCTCAGCGCTGGAGAAGCACAGTGCAACTGTTTGGCAAGAGCGGATCATCACGCTAAGGATGGATGCCAACAACCACGAGATGGGTACTGTGGTTGAGGAAGCAGTGCACATTATCTACGATCAAGTGCGCGCACTCTTGCAACAAATGCAGATCACGCTGGAACTCGATACGCTGTCGATGGACCGCCTGGCGATGATTCTCGAGGCACTGGTATTTACCCCTAACGACTTGGACAGTGAGGCGTTGGCGGCACTGGAAACGGGCGAAGATACTGTCGAAGCCTTCTGCGATGTGCTGGGTATCTACCTTAACCTCGTACCCGAGGAACTGATGGAGTACGTCATCGATGTCTCCAATCAGACCATCCTGGCGATCCAGGAGAAGCTTGGGCAGAACCTAAGCTATCGGGAAGAAACCGGCGAAGGCGTGGCCGAAACGGTCCGACTCCTCAATCGTCATCAGCTCTTGGTTGGCGACACACTGACAGTTGGCATGGAGTCCCTGAATCAAGGTACGGCGCCCGGCGCGGACATGACCTCGATGGTCCTGGCAAACCGCGGACGTTTGGTCGATCTGGCGCCCGATGCGCTGGCCGATGAACTGCTGTCGTTGGCAATCCTGTCCAAAACACCATACGATGCCCTGGAAGACGAAGTCATGCACTTTGTCGAAGGCATCCTCAATGACCCATTCACGATCCAGCGAGCCTTCAAGCGTATTCGTTCGCGCCTGGGTGAGTTGCCGGAGCACACGCCATGAAAAAGCAAGACTTTTACATTCAAGCCCTGCTCGGTGGGGCGTTCCGCCGTAAGGACTGGGTCATCAGTGCCTTCTCGGTGACGCGACCACAAGTCGATGAAGAACACTCGCTGACCGCGTATCAGCTATACACCATCTGTTACAACCGTGATTCGACAGAAGTCTATGTTCCCACCTCAGGCGGAGATGAGTGGGTCATCATTGAAGACAGTCCTCCGATGCAGCAGTTGTTCTTCCCCGGTGATCCGCTGACTGTTACGCCGGAGATGATCCCAAACTGCAAGGCGGCGGTCGAATCTACGTACGGTGATCTATTGTTCAACTGGATCGCGTTGGTTGAACCCTTTGGCGAACGGATTGACTATCAGGTCGGTCCCGTCAACATCCGTAAGATCGAGCGCATCATTGCGACAAAGCTGGTTGATGATCCGGAAGTCTCCGGTCGTGAACCGGGGCCTGATGAAATCCCGATCAAGATGTACATGCGCTATGGGCGCTGCATGGGAGCACTGGCAGGATTTACCCAGGTCTTCGTTCCTACGCTGAGCCCTAAGGCGCTGACTACCGATCCTCGAGTGCGCACTGTGCGTGACGAGCTGCTCGAGAAGAATAAGGAACGCCTGCATGACCCTGTGGTCGTGGCCGGTATCCAGAACGAGCTGATTGCCATCGACAAAGAATGGATCAAAGACGATCCATCCGAAGGCTTTCTCATCTCGAACAAGACGTTCGGTACGGCGCGTAAACGGATGTTCCTGATTCACGGTCCGGAAGCAGGCTTCAATGAAGGTGGTAACGCCGAGCTGGTAGTCAATAGCCTGAATGAGGGCTGGGACACCGATAAGCTGGTGGCGATGTTCAACTCCACTCGCGCCGGTTCATTCTATCGTGGTGCGCTGACCGCACTGGGCGGCGAAGCGGTGAAGTTCTTCATGCGCGTCTTCCAGAATACAGCTGTTGGGGAAGAGGACTGCGGATCAACCTTGGGTATCGAACGGATCGTTGAACCGGGACAGTCGGATTACTACGTCGGGCTATGGGAAATCAAGTCGGACAAGACCAGTCAGGTGATCACCCCTGAACGAGCCAAAGCGCTGGAAGGCAAGAAGTTCGTGAGTCGTTCCCCATTGTTCTGCAAGACAGGGGCAACCGATTTCTGTGAACGTTGCGTCGGACAAGCCCTGGCTGCTATCCCATACGCCCTAGGTGCTGAGAACGTCTCGGTCGCCTCGAAGTTCATGGACATCATGATGGCCTCGGCACACGCCAAGGAACTCAAGACGGCCAAACTCAATATCCATGAAGCCTTTACCTAAAGGGTAACCTCATGAGCACTAAATACAACGGCAAGTACCCGGCTGCCTGGTCGGAAGGTGATATCGCCTTCTATGAACAGGTGGGTCGGGAACCTGATAAGACCAGCAATGGCCTGTGGGTCTCAGACAAGACCCGTGAAGCCAAACCCTTAGTTGACTGGACGTTGGCTGAACTGTACGCCCTGGCCAGTAACGAACTGCTCACCGAGCATTCCTCTGGCAGTGAGGAATTCTACAAGGTCGTACGAGCCAAGGCCCTGCTCGAGCACAAAGACGCCCTGAACTGGGGTGAAGAAGACCTGTACGAATGGTTGTTGTTCGAGCGCACGCCAGCCAAAAGTCCAAATGGCTATTACATCAATGACCCAGAACGATGGGTCAAGGATGCAGCCGTCTGGAACGACAGTGAGCTGGTCGATCTGGGGATGGGTTACTTCGGCGAGCCGGGCAAACGTGAGCTGTATATTCTTGATGAAGCCTGCGGGCGGTTTGATCTGCCGCTTGGCATCACCTGGGAAGACTACTGCACCTACATCAAAACGTCCGTCAAGCCCGAACTGACCAGCACTGGGGTGTTGATCAATGATCGTCATCGGGCAACCAAGTCCATTGATGATTGGTCGGAAGCTGAGCTTAAAGCGTATGCGTTAGGTGAGATCGAAACTGACTCTACCGATAAAGCCTTGCTGACCAAGGCACTGGAAACCTTCGGTGGAGAATGGTACTGGGATCGTCTGTCATTGATGGTCTGGGTAGCCGATGGGGAAATCCCTGAGTTCGTCCATGCGTATGACGAATACAGTGATGAACAACTCAAGCGCTTGATTCGTGAGACTCAAGATGCCGAAGCCATCGATGTCCTCGAAGTGCGCCACATCCGTGAACTGGCAGACTGGTGGACAGCCGAGCAGCGGCTGGCTTATCTGCTCGACGGTATCGAGCCTGTAGCGCCGGTTGTTGAAGAGGTCGTCGAAGATGAACCCGAAACTGAACCTGAGCCTGAAGAACCCGAAGACGTTCCCGAGGAGTCGCTGGCCGAAGCCGAGCCAGAAGTGGCCGACGTCATTGAAGAAGCCCTCCCCGAAACTGAACCTGAGCCGAGCGTTGAAGTCAGGGCGCTTGAGTGGACGGACTTGGTGGCAGAAGGCACTGAACTCTTTGATGCAATGGCGGTAACCACCTCCGAAGCCATCATAGCCGATGAGGAGCGCCGCCAGTATCTCACGGCGTCCAAGTGGAGCTTGGCAGAACTGGTCGGCTGGGCCCGTGATCTCATCCCGTCTGGCATGAATACCACCGATAGCACGCTTGTAAGCGCCCTACGACGTCACTGTGATGCCTTTACGGCTAACTGGACCGATGATGCTGTCAAACAGTTTATCGGCTTCAAAACGCTTCCTGAAGGCCTTGAGAAAGGAATGCTGGTTCATGATACGGTGCGAGATCGTACTCATCCCGGTGATTGGTCAGATGCTGAACTACGGGCCTATTTCCGAAACGAAATCCAATCCACACGAGAGCGCAAGGAAATCTGGCTGAGTGCCTGGGTGCGATTCAATGTCCCCAGTCATTTCACCGATGAGCAGGCGCTAGACTACATCACCACAGGTGTAAAGCCTGTTGAAGAGGTTGCACCTATCGTGGCTGGCACACCCATCAGCATTGCACAGTTGGATGCATGGCTGGCCGGGACCTTGAAAGTTGAGGATGCGGCAGTTGAAGAGACTCTCTTCGCGACCGCCCGGCAGCATTACAAGATCGATGTACGCTGGACCGATTCACAGATACTGACGTGGTTCCGCAATGGCACCGAACCCAAGACCGTTGAAGGCGGGATTCAGATCGAAGACCGCATGCGTGACTCCTCCAGTCCGGTTAGCTGGAATTGGAAGGAATTGCGAGCGTTGGCATTGGGCTTGATCGAGGCTGACTTTGATCTGCGGAGTGAACCGAGCATGGAACGCATCCGTCGACTGATCGATGTTCAGTTCGGCGTGCGCCCGGCACATTGGTCGGATGACGAAGTACTGGACTATCTGCGTGACCAGACCGTACCTAAGGCGTTGGAAAACGGCGTGTACATCAATGACCCCACCCGTGTCCGGAAGCAGGCTGTCGAATGGCGTGATGCCGAACTCAAGGCGTGGCTGAAGGGTGAGATTACCGCTACAGAGAAAGCCACCGAGCCCGACCTGTGGGAAGAGGTATACGTGCGCTTTAAGGTTCCAGTCTTCTGGTACCAGGAAGACGCCAGATCGTATGTACTCGATCAGGTCAGTGTACCTGCGACTCCGTCTGGTATCTGGGTCCGTGACCGAAACCGCGATGCTCGACCTGCCCAACACTGGACGCGTCGTGAAATCAAGGCATGGTGTCGTGGACAGATTCTACCAGGCATCCAAACCACGTCCGAACAACTGCTTAAGCGAGCAGTGATGCTGTTCGGCCTGTCTCAATATCTCGATGCTGATACGGTCAAGAAACGTATCAGCGAAATCACTGAGGAATCGATGACCATGACTGTCAAGTTTGTTGACGAAGACCTGAAGAGCTACGAAGCAGGTCGTAAAGAGGCTGGGGACAACGGCACCAAGGCCGCTCCCTATCAATCGCTGCTGGAGCGTTGCATCAACCGTGTACTGCGGCTGGATGGCGAAGACTTCGTGCAGGGGTGGACCGAACTGCTGAACTTCTTCCACAAGAACAGCAAGGGCATCTGCTCGCCCAAGAAGATCTACGTCGGTGTCGGCCAGATGGCCATTACCCCTAAGGGCCTGCGCACCTTCCAGAACATGACCTCCATCCTGTCGACCACCTGTGACCCGAGCACCCGTGATCGTTCGGTCAAGCAGATCGACTGGACAGCGGCCTTGAAAGATGTGGCCAATGAGAAGGCTCGTCAGAACCTGCTCGCGTACTACGGCATCTAAGCAAAAGAAAAAAAGACAGCATACAGGGAGGGCTTCGGCCCTCCCTGTATGTCGACTCACATTCAAATGGTATCCGGTCGATCTGCCATCTCGGCTTCATGCCGGGTCAGTAACTGATCAATGATGCCGTCCATGTCCTTGAGCAGGTCATTGACCAGCAACGGATTATGCCACCAGCCATGGAGCAGGTTATGGTGCCGGGCAGTCGGGTCAGTGGACGGTACATTGACCGAGACCTTTAGCAATAATGACGGATCATGATTCCAATCGCGTTCTGTGGAGAACAGCAGTCGATAATCTTTCCACTCGGCGTACACATGGCTAGCGTCGGTACGACCGTACATGCTTCCATTGAGCAGAGCGCGCAACTGCACCAGCGGATGATCGAGGTTCTCCTCAGTGACCTCGCCGTCTTTCAAGAAGTAGTGATCCATGAGCAAATGTTTGGGATCGGTCACCTCCCGATGCTCGTCGCCCACCAGACGCTCGTACAACGGCGTGTACAAGACGTTATCCAGGTATGCCATGTCCATATCCACCGGGATCGGTTCGTGGAACAGCGGCGCGTTGACGAGCCCTACACCCTTACCCAAATCCGGCATTGTGATACTCATGGCGCGATTGAACCAACTGATCGTCACTTCCTGAGTATCGGGGAAAGACTTTGACATAGGTAGTTGCGGCATCTGGGTTAATCCAGAGTGACGATTCCGTGCTCAGTCCGCGATGGGCGATTGCATACGCTAGGATCATCGTAATCGGGCGTTTACAGGTTTCGCTGTACATGCCTTTCATAACCGACTTTAGTATCCCTTGCGGAAGCGAATGTTTCTGCCGGTACTGCTGCAGGTACAGCTTAGCAGCTTCGGTCTTGCCATACAGGGCTTCGTCCCGCTGGGCGGCAACGAGTACACCAACGAGGTCCTGCAGATTGACCTGCAGGGCGTAGAAGGTGCCCTGCAGCTGAGGGTAGGCCGATAGGCCGGGGTTATTGTTCGTGAGGTTGTCGGACAACAACCCAAGGGCGTTGATCACTTCTTTTTCATTACTGGGGGTCATAGCTGGACTTCCTAGTGATGGTCTGTACAATAGGTGAAATTGGTTTTTGTTGACCTGTTAGAACGTGAAATAAGACAAGGGTGTACCAATACGCATGTCAAACTTCTCGAGGGCATCGTCTAAACTTTTAGACCCTGGTTTACCTGTAGTGAGTGAGGTAAACAACTGATCGGCTGCTTGACGAGCCATCTTGTTCATCACCTCAGGGTTGGCTTTGGGTGCCGCGGCGGCGAGCAACTGACGGTCTTGTTTTTGCTTGGCTAACAGCTGTGTGTATTGTTCACGCCACTCCAGCTCATCCATGGCATCTTTGCATACACAGGCGAAACCTGAGACGTCCATGCCGATATCACGCTGGATCGGGTACATGTTGTGGCCACAATAAATACAGGTGTGATTAAATCGCCCAGTCTGGATCGCAGAAGTCGACTGAGCACCAGAGGTACTGTCCCAACTGATGCGATGGCCCGTTCCGTCTTCGCCATGTTTACTGCCAACAAAGCCGCGACTGAAGTGTTTATGTGATCTTGGATCGGCATGTGCTGGGATGGCCATAAATTCTCCTAATGGATAAAATAGGAGAGGGGCATTGCCCCTCTCCGGTTAGTTGTGAAGCGCCAGTGCGTACTTCGAGATCATCTCCATGTGGCTCAACACCTTACCCCGAAAAAATTCCTTCTTTCGGCTATGGTATTTGCAATGCTGTTCTATCTCAAGACAACCAAAGTAAATGAACTCCGGTGTCACATCTGGCCAGTCTTTTAGCGGTCGAGTCCGACCCAGTACCTGTTCATTGGACTGCCGTGAATCAATGGCGGTCGTCATGAAGCTGGTGCGCAGGTTGGGTTTATCTACCGCTGTACCGGCAGAGCCAATGGTGGAGACGGCAATGTCTGCTTCCAGGAAATCCTCGTAGGAGTCGTTCTCGGAACCGACGTAACGCACAATGTTAAGTTCCGGGTACATCTTGCGCAAGCGCTCGACCATCAGGGTACACAGATCGACCCGTGCAAAGAACACCAGTGCCGTCTGACCTTCTTCTCGCACCGAGACAAACCGATGGTAGATAGCATGGTCGATGATCTTGAGGTAGCTCTTAAGTAGGCCCTTATGTCGCATCAAGGATTCTTCGAACGTGGTGTGCGAATAGCCCTGAGCCCCCATGTACCGAATCTTTACATCCGGGTCCATGTGGTACAGTACCGCGGTTACGGCAATGTAGACGTTATACCCACCGCCATCGTGACGTTGCATCACCGGATAGCCGATGTCGTACATCCGGTTCTTGAACGCATCCGAACTGGTCATGGTCGCCGACAACCCCAATGACTTGGGAATGTGGGTGTACAGATCAATCCGGTAGTTGTTGTGGAACTCTTGATGCAGTTCGTCCGTGACGCGGAACCCAGCACCAATGGTCGGGTAAAAGTCAATCGGCTTGATCGGGTAAATCTTGGTCGAGCCGTTGGTGTCCTCGTAGTACTTGATGTAATCGCGCATGGTGGCCGAGGTGATGATGATCACCATGGCTTCGAGGGTACCTTCCAGCGCCATCTTCTGCAATGCGATCATGTCCTTGGAACCCCGGACAATGAGGAACTCGCCTCGCTTGAACTTGAAGGTCTCCTCAAGGTCGGATTTCCAGCGCTCGACGTAACCGCCCTTGAAATGAATCACAGTGCGGCGGCGCAGCTTGTTCATGCAGTATTGAGCGATAAAGGTGTTGTGGGTGACAATGAAGTCCTGTACCACAAACAACTTCGATTCGTTATCTACCGCAATGCAGGTGGCCTCCTCGACACCCACAGGTTCAATCGACGTCACTTGCAGTTTCAGCTTTTGCGAGTACTGATTCTCATCGTTCACGCGTTCAAGCTTCTTCGGCAAGCTCACTGCATCACTGGGCTTTGGCAGCCTGATCCAGACGTTATACGCCAGTTGACCGGTCTTACGCTCACCTTTGTAGGTAAACGTCGGCCGCTTAGTCGAAACCTTAGCGATACCGCCCAAAGACCTTACCAGATACTGCATGTCCTTGGACAACTGCTCGCTGACCGTGCAGTACGAAATGGTGCCGTTCTCGTTGACGTAACCATCGGTATCTATCAAGCCCTTAAGCAATTCTTTACGCTGCCGGATCGATGATTCGAGATACATGAGCGGAATGAACTTGTCTTCTGCTCGAGAACCCATCAGTCCGAGGAACGCAAGATCACGTTTCACAACGTTATCCCGATTGCCGGTGATGTCGTAGTTGCAGCGATCGCGCCAAGTCAGCTGCTGACCATGGGTCAGGGCTGCATTAACACGGTCTACGATAAACGCATCAGGTGTCGAGAATTTGACTGTGCCGGCTGCTGTGAAGCAACCGTCGCCAATGAGTGCCCCTAGCAACCAGGGATCAATCGGCAGGTCCTGCTCTGGCAGTTCCTCAGACTGCATCAACGGGATATAGACCCGTGGATTAGGCATGGAGATGAGGCGCTTCAGCTCCAAAGTGTTACGTACCTGCCAGCGATTGTTTTCACTGGTATTGACGTAGAAGCTCTGCCACAGATGTTCACCACAGACATCGACGTAACGACCATCGCGGAAAGTTACCCGATACAGCTGTAGCTTGCCTTGCGGGTACACCCCAATCACCGTAGTCGGTTTACCATCCCCTCCGATGACAGAGTCACCTACCTTAATGAGGCCCATCCGTTTCCAGCCGCCTGGAATTCTCACCGGTGTACTGTTTGACGTTGCTTTTCCCCCACCTGTCTGGAGGGTCACCATCTTAATGATCGGGTCCCATTTAGGGTCTTGATCATCGAGGACGTACTCGATAATGCCGACTTGTTTCTCCCGCGGTGGGAACATCTTGCGGACTTCGAAGTTGACCTCGGGCAGGTCAGTCAGTTTTACGACATGGTGAACAATGGGGACTAAGTGTTCAGCATAGCCGAAGTTCTTAAACAGGTGGTTCTTCAGCGAAGTCAGTTGATTGCGATGAAAACTGAATTCGTGGCGATTCTTGGTAGCGGCGGCAAAGGTCCTGACTTTCTTAGGGACGAACTTCTTGCCTTTCTTTTCATAGCCGAATTCGATGAGCGGTTTGCAGAACGAAAACATCGCCTGTAGGTCGCGCTCGGTGATCACGTCGGATACTTTGATCGCGTGACTATAGACATCAATTTTCATTGGAATACCCTGCGTCGCGCATAAGCTGTTTTACATAAGAAAGCCCAATAAAATGATAAAAAACTAAATCCCAAGACGTCCTAGGAGATCCACACGGATCTCCTGAGGGCCTAGCTCCTCTTTAGAAGATAGCAGGGAAATCACCATAACCGAGCCACTCACGGATAATCTCAGCTGCGCGGTCGTTTAATTCAGGACGTAGATCGACCTGCTGCGCCGTATCTTTGGCGAGGTTAGTCGCTGCATCGAAGTCAGTAGCAGAACCATACACGATACGGATCTGGTCGGTTACAGGGTTATTGATCACGGTACAGGAACGACCACTTTCACTAGCAAAGTGATAGCCTGTGCAACCATTGTTGCAGAACCCGTACACCCGGATATTCGGGGTGTCGAATTGATCATAGCAGCGCCGGTGCAACAGTTCTTTCAGTTCGATATAGACCCTCTCGGCAATCTGTAAACCAGTCATTTTGACGAGTTGACCCATACACACCTCCTAACAAAATAAGAAGGGAGGGTCGAAGCCCTCTCTATGGTTAAATGACTTCAGGGAACACGAACGGATCGAGCAGACCGGTGTCGCAGAAGTGACCCGCATGATTCACTTCTTGGGCCAGGGTGATGTCGCTGATATAGACGCCGCTCATGTGAAGCTCCTGTAAAAGGGGTGTTATTTGAGTTCTACTTCAAACTCGATTACGAACTGCCCATCGATGTTCTTGGCAGAGCTGATGTTAATCTGAGATTTGCCTGTGTCGGTAATCGCACTCAGCGTAACACCCTGTTGCTTGGTCTGGAGGTTTTTTCAGACGGACAACAAAGATATCGCTGGCCTGACCAACCATGAATGTATCGGCAAGGAGTTGATTGACATCAACGACACTGTTGGTACGTACGTCAGCAGTGACTTTCAGCATGAAGGTTTCCCTCTAAACAAAAAATGTCCGTACGTCGATTCGCGTCGGGCGGTCAATTTTGGTCATCAGAGTCAGATACGCAGTTTCCATAGAAGTTACCTCACGATACATAAACAGGACCGGGAGAACTCCCGGTCCTGTGGGGGTGGGTTTAGATGACTTCCGGGTAGACGAACGGATCGAGCAATCCAGCAGGGCGCTTGGTGATCAAGTAGCTGTCGGGGTCTTCGATCATGTCCGGCTGACGCTCGTACGCCAGTTGCACGCCGGCAGAACGGTACTGCATGAGTGTGCGGTGTTCTTCGAACTTCGACGGACGATCGAATGCCGGGAGACCGTAATCATCCGGGTCATCGGCAGGGCGCATCAGACTCAGCAGGATGCCTTCCAAGTGCGCTACGTTGACACGCAGCTTGGAGTTGACCAGGTCACTGAAGTCCAGCAGTGCTGCCACTGGGTCGTCGTAGCTGGTCAGCATCTTGCCGGAGAACCCATTGCGTTCGGACTTCTTCGCCGGAGAACGGATGAACGCCTCGACCGCTGCCATGAAATCCAGGGTAGACGCATGGCGCCGTGGCAAGGAGAACGCTGGCTGAGCGAAATCCCAATGCGACAGGTCGATACAGAAGTTACCGAACTCATCGACCGTGTAACCGTGTTCCTGGATGTAATACAGCATCACCCGAGACAACGACGCCAGACGAGCACCCTGACTGACCGGAATGAACACCGAGGTGGTCTCATCGCGCAGGTTGGTGACGCGCACCTGCACTTCGCGGAACGACGTGAATCGATGGATGTTCAGTCGCTCGATTACGGTTTCCTTGTTGATGCTGACCAGACCGGCCCCATTTTCCATGTTCTTGTCAGGCGAGGCTGCCAGGACCAGGACGGGATTCATCTTCTTCAGACGCGGGTTGAACTTGAGCAGTGAGCTGTCCTTAGCCGAAGACGGCATGGCTTCACCCAACAACTCTTCGGTCTTCTCGTTCTCTGCTTCATCCGGGTCAGCGGCGCAGATGTCGATGTACGGCAAGTACTCCTCTGGAATGATGATCTCTTCCACCACCGAGCTACCGTCGAGGTGCTTGACCGACAGTGTCCGCTGAGAACCCTCGCGGCACAGTTCCGTGGCACAGACATGGCCCAGTGAGGTATCGCGTGGGATGGACCATGCCAGTTCACCGAAGCAGACATGACAGATGGCGCCCTCACCGCGATGGCGACAGAACATCCCGGAGCGCATGCGGATGGTCTTGCCTACCAGATGACGGTCTTCCGCCCGGACAGGACGGAGCTTGTTGTTGTCATCCAGGTAGATCTTGCCTTCCAGGTGCGGCAGAATAACCGAGTCCACCGGAATCTCGGCGTAACGGTCAGAGCCACAGTCTTCCCAGATGAGCTTGTCCACCACCGTGGTTGAGAGCTGCATCTTGCGGTTGAAGTACTCGACGATACGCAGCGGCTTCTTGGTGAACATCAATGCCTTCTTGGCCGAGCACGACTCGATCATGATGTCGTGTAGCTGAGTCAGGCCCTCAAAGTAACCGGTGGTAATGGGTTTACGGAAGATCACCTGGTCAATATCGGTCAGGTAGCCACGGCAGATCAGGATCTGGAGGAACTGGGCGATCTTGATCTGCTTGCTGCGCAGGCCCCGGACAATCGGGTTGTGCAGGATAGCCGGGTCCTTCATGAGGATTTCGGTGGCCCGATCATACGCGGTGGTGATGCTGAGCTGATTCGGCCGGACTGCCAGACGCACTTCCGCCAGTGGCGGGTAGTCGTACAGTTCCAGCAGATGGAAGGCGTTGATGGACACCTGCCATTCTTCGAGCTTGATGCTCAGCTGGTTGTAGATTTCATTGCCGATGTCCTTGACAATGCGCCAGGCATCCTCACGGTCGTAGCAGGAATCGTGGTTGGCATGCTCAACACCTGGGGTGAAGTAGGTATAGTGCAAGTCACGCATGATGTTAGACAGCGTTTTGGGAATGGTCTCGGCACTGGGGAACACGTTGCCGATGTGATGCGAGATGTTCAATGGCGTGCGGGGAAACTTGCGGTGCAGTTCCCAACAGAACCAGCTGAGGGCGGTCCGACGGGTGGTGGTGGTCAAGACCCCATCGTCAAACTCGATCTCAAGCTTCTCATCCGGCAGGGGCCAGACTGCCATGAGGTCTTGATTCATGAAATTACGAGCATTGATACGGCGCATCGTTATCTCCGGTGAATGCGGGTGGCGAACCACCCGCTACAGGTTGCTATTCGTTGGTGAGTTCCTTACCCGAACACTGGAACATGTGGCGCATGTACGCCAATGGCCGGTGTCCGCCGACGGGTACCATCTTGCGGTCCAATACCTCTGGAATATCCGTCGGAGTCGGATGGGTCAGCAGCCGTCGCAACACGAACTTGTGTGCAATCGGGTTGTTACTGGCATCCTTCTGGTCAGCGATGGCTTCGCCACCGCACGTAGCAGCTTCAGCGCGGTATTCAGATTCGCCGACACGGATCGACGACTGACGGCCGGGTGAGTCGTACTTGTCGTTGTTCGACAGACGTGCAGTGGTACCGAGCACGTTGCATTTGGCAGACGAGGCGGCCATCCAGGAGTCTTCGGCTGTCTTCTCCAGGTTGATGTACCAAGAGGGTGCGATCAGCTTGGGCTCGCGGGAGACCTTCATCTTGCCGTCACGGCCCCGGAAACGCACCGGAGTGATGAACGGCGGCCAGCGCTTCTGAATCTCACGGATCACATCCGGCATAGAGACCGGGTTGTCCGTCGGCATGTACAGGTACAGTCCATATAGATGGTCCAGCAGCACCGATGCCACGTGTGTATGCATGAAGTCCGGGTTCTTTTCACGGAACTTAGGGTCACTCAAGTCTTCGTACTGGAATGGCACCACGACCTTGTAAAACTCCATCAGTTCGTTGAACGCTGCCTCCACCAGGTCGTTGTTCTCTGGAGTATAAACGACATCGTTGACCTCATCCTCAGTCAACTGTACATTGCGGTCAAAGCCGAAGGTTTCCTGAATCCGCTTGCCGAGGTCACGCCCGGCTGCCGAAATGATCATCTCGATCGGCGATGCCGGCGTTTCCCGGTTCCAGCGTGAGTTCGGGTCCACCACTACGTCAGCGCGGATTCCGTTCTCATCAACGGGCATGTCTTCATCATCAACCACCTCAACCACTACCGACTTGTTGCCGTTGATGTCGGTGATCTTATAGCCTTTGTTGGGGACTGAGGTATACTTGAACGTGATTTCAACACGCCAAGCATCCATTTTGACCCCACGGTAGACTTTGTCGACCTTGCCACCACCATCCTCACGTAGTTTGGTGTTGAACCCACGATCCGGTTTGATGTAGTCCGGACCTACACGACCGATGGCTTCCTTGACGAGTTGGCTAAACTCGGGCTCAAGGCGCAACGACATGTTACGCATGGATGCCTGCTTACGCAGGTTGACCCAGACGTCAACGATCCGGCGATACCATTCGGTGTCGGCGTTGTAGTACTTCAGCAGCTGGTCTTCCATGCCAACCGGCAGTGGTGGGATATTGATCGAGGTGTTGCGCTCGACCTTGATATCCACAACCACGGCATCCAGATGCTGCACGAAGCGCTTACGGTCGAAGATGTAATCGGTCTCAAGCAGAGCTTCAGCCGTCATGTTCGACACAGCGCTAATCGGGTCGTACCGCCGCAGCGACACCAGCAGGCCAGTGGAATCTACCTTGTCACCGAGATCTGGAAAGATTTTGTACTGTCCAGGTACACGCGACTGATTGGTAGGGTAGTACTCTCGACCGAATTCGAAGACGCGTGTCTCAAATCCTGTGGGGGCCAGTGCTTCCAGATAACCCCGCCGGACCTTGACACCGTCTTCAGTCCCCGCGACATCGGAATCCATCAGCAGGTTGGTTTCCCGACCGTACATGTAGTTGCCGTGTTCATCGATCAAGGGGGAGCGGGCAAGCTTGGTACCTTTACGGAAGCGTTCTCCTTTACGCAGGCGTTCCATGGCGTCTGGATCGCGCTTGAACTCAGTGCCGAAGTGCTGGTGCGTGACCTGATAATCGGTCAGCATCAGCACACCGATTTCACCGGTGTTGTAGTTTTCGTAAATCACTGCAGTCTGCGGTGAGTGTTTGATGCGGTTTGCGCCTGCAGTGTGTGCAAAACGCGGGATGACTTCCAGCACCTGCACATCGTCAGGAAATTCGATGGAAAAGGTCGCATCCCCAAACGGCCGTTCCATGCCAGACATGATGCGCTTGCGCATCGGTTCCTTGATAACTACCATCTGGGCGAGGTTGCCGGTGAACATTGCAGCCCGTGATGCCGAGATGTGTCGAATGAACGGGTTGAGCCCGTACAATGACATCAGCTCAGGTCGCAGCTCGACAGGATTATTAAGCGTAGGGCTTTTATATCGCTGTTCTATTTGTTCTGCGACAGATAGGTTAGTGTTAAGCATCGGTTACTCCCATTACCTTTACAGGTCAGCTACTGCTTACCGTTTTAATAATGTATCTTTGAAGAAAATTCAAACTAGGAGCCTTTTATGAGTGTTGCGCTAAACAACCTGATGGTCAACAGTGGCGATACCATGTATCACAGTGCTGACTTTCTCAATTACGCCCACACCCACAAAGCTTATTTGAAAGCCAATTCGATGGCGACGCCGCTCGATCCAGGCATTGTCCACAAGTTCGAATATAACTTCATCTCCCTCCTGGTAGAGTTGGCGTATCCGATAGAAGATTTGATGCTGCTAATGGTGGTGAACGACATCGTCTGTCCTACGCAAATGACTCAGGATTTCAAAGAAATCCTCATACCCGACCCCAGTGCTGTGAGTCAGTTAAAAGCTCTGTATCGTCAAACGCCAGGGCGCATTTGAGGACAAAAGAAAGAGGAGAGGGGTCGCCCCTCTCCTCTATGCCGACTCAGAACCCCAAACGGCCACTACCGTTCCCGAAAGAACGGCGACCGAAGGAACGCTCGTCACGGCGGTTGAAGCCGAAATCACGATCGCGGTCGCGCCCGCCGCTATCATAACGGCGTTCACTGCCGCGGCCGAAGCTGCGTTCACGGATGGAGTCCCGGTCACGCGAGAAGGAGTACGACGAGCGATCTTCGCTACGACGACCGAAGCCATGACGGCGATCATCGTCATCACGGCGACCGCCATGCAGGAACTCATCCAGCGACTTACCACGTTTCTGAGGTTCGGGGCGGCGTTCGGCAGGGCGACGAGCCGCTTCACGTTCTTCTCCCCATGGCAGGTCGACTGCTTCGTCTTCCTTCTCGCGGCTAGCGCGGTCACGGTTGGCTGGCGCAATGCGACTGGCTACTTTCTCGGCGATTTCGTCCTTGCTCTTGGGCTCGGATACGATGATGGCGCCTTCGTTACCTTCCTGAGGAGGTACCAGACGGCGCATCTCGGCCAAAGTTTCCATGCCTTCATACCACGTCAGGTCGATCGTCAGAGATTCTACAATCTCTTTGCCGAGCAGCTTTTTGTGCTGCTTGACCACATCGTTGAGGTGACTGGCCATGTTGTAGTAACCGGTCATCAGGGCATGGAAGTACGGCGCCACCATGTTCTTACTGCCGTAGTCGTAGGCCGCGCGCGTTTCTTCATCACCCAGGACGATCTCGAACAAGGCGCGCAAGGTGTTGCGTGCTTTCTTGGACGGGTATTTCACCCCGAGCAGATCAGGTTCGTCGGTCAACAACGCATCGAGGACCGGGAACTTGAACTTGACCGAACGCAAGACACCATCGGCCTTCTGGCCTTTACGCAGGCTGATCGACACCAGGCGCTTCTCCGGTTCCGGCGCGATGCGCAGGATAACCTTCTGAAGAAACTCGTAGGTGCGCTCATCCATCTCGCTCAGTTGTTTCAGGTACTTGCCCGAAGCCGGATCGAGGCGCTTGTGTTCACTTGGTGTGGCAGCCACCCGACCCAGTTCACTGATCAGCGTGACGCTGGTCAGGGTCAGCTTGTACATGATCGAATCGCGCAGGGACTTGATCATGTCCGACTCAGCACGCGTGATGTTCTCTGACAGCGGGTGGTAAATGATCGTGCCTTCGCCATTGCTGCGTAGATGCTCTGAGGTCGGCAAGACCACCCGCTTGCCATTGATGGTGAAAGGACTGGTGCCTTCGCCAATGACGCGGCTCAGATGACCTTTGCCGGTTTCGTCGATGATACCGATCGAGTTCAGAACTCGGATGTTAAATTCATGAAGGTCCATGGATACTCCTTAGAAACGGTAACCGCTAGAATCGGTGATGATGCGACTGACGCCATTGTCGCGTTCGTTACTACCAAGCGAGTCGACGATACCAACCAACGTCTCGCCCATCTTTTCGATACAGTTGCGGTCATCGACCACTACCGGTGCCACCAGTGAATCACAGAAGACAGGGAAGGCAAACTCTGCTGGATCATCGCCCTCGAGCTGAATCTGGACCACGACATCTCCAGCCAAACTGGCACTGACCCGCAGTTCGAACATGCAGTTCTCCCACGGCAACATGTCGACAAACAGTTCAGTGATCAGGCGCTGTTCGAAGGCCATCAGGGCTTGCTGGTTGATGGTTTTACCCAGAATTGGCAGGCATTCTGGAATCATGATAACCGGCTCACCCATGTGAGCGTAGTTATTGGCTTCGAACTGGACATGGGCCAAGTGGTGGAACGCCATGTAAGTCGGCAACGCACGAGCTACCTGGATGGCAGCCAGAGTGGTGTTGTCGCGACCATCCCAACCCATTGAGTCACGCGAGAAATCGCGAGCAGTCTCCGGGCGCTCGAAGAACACCTTGACGTCATCCCACGCAAAGTCCGGGTTCATGGCAACGAGCTCGCCATAGGTGATGAACCCCTGCTCCAGGATATTGGTATCCCGCGCCAGGTCGGCAAACGGCGCCAAACTGGTGAACGAACGTTCGCGCACTTGGCTACGGGCATCGCGCATGATCTGGCTGGTGTCGCGTTCCAGACCGTTGCCTTCGCCAAAGACTTCACCTTCGTTGGCGGTAGTCAGCGCCTTGAGCGAACGATGGAAGTAACGGGTCGAGGAGTCGTTCCAGCGGTTAGACATACGTAGGCCCGGCTGGGTGAAGCTGTTACGCATGTCCATGAACTGACCTGATTCAGCGCGGCGACTGAACGCAGTGGACAGCACATCCTTGGGACTGGACTGGAACACATCTTCCGGGCGCATGGTCATGGTGCCAGGCGAGAGGCGATCGCGGCTGAAATCGGGCATGGTCTGAGGTGCAATCAGGTGATTGGACCCCGCAATCTGCGTCCGCCATCCAGAGCCGGTCGGGGTGTCCATGTAGCTCTGATTGATCTCCGTGACCGAGTTGAAGTACATGCACATGTCTTCGTCGAGCTTGACGCCGCGAAGACTGTTGACGGCACCGACATGGTCGGTATAGCCGGAGACCTCGAGCATGGACCGAGCTGACTTCGAATCCCGCACCATGACGGTCATGATGAACATGAACCGTTTCTCACCCCAGTCGTTGGCAATACGCGCGGTGGTGTGGGTGTTGGCCTGAGGACGGATGATCCGGCCAGCGACACGGCTCAGCGCGGCAGGGGACAGGTCCGTGCCGCCACGGGTATCGTGGTCCAGCTGAGAGATCAGTTCGCTGGTTGCATCCGAGGCCCACGGGCGAAGTTGCAGGTCGCGGTAGCCCGAACGCTCACGAAAAACGATATCAACTAGCTGCATGTTGGTGACTCCCGATGATGTTGTTGACACGAATGATCATGTCGGCAAGTTGGCGTTTGATGTCCCCTGAGATGTACATGTGCCCGGTTTGAGCGAGCATGGGGATCTTCTCGATGATGTCGCGGGGTGCATGAGGTTTCCATGCCCGACCGCTCATTTGTTCAACGACCTGGTCGATGGCGATCACCGCCACATTGCTGCGCTTACCAGGGTCTTGGCGCTTGGTCTCCTGACGGTAGTAAGGGTATTGACGATCCAGAATCTCCGCTTGTTGTTTGGTGATTTTGTTACGGGTCTCACTCGGCATGAATGCCGCGTCACCGTCCTCGTGGAAATATTCTTCGGCCGAGACCAGAATGGCCAGCTCGTAATACCCCCAATGTGCTAGGATGGCCTGAGCCATGCCCATTAGACGGAAGTGCGTCAACTTAAGCAACAGGTCACGCGCCTCTGGCGAGATGGTACGGATGACCCAGAACACCAGGGCCTTCTGGAATGGTTCAATCGGACGGATATCTGCACGAGAGCAGATCGATATACACTGCTGGACTCGACCGAGGTCAAGGTCCGGCGCAATGCGGCTGATGATGATGTCGGCCTTCTCGGTGAAGACCTCGATCATCTGACGGTCGCCCTCGGTGATTTCCTGTGTCTGACTGTAGTCGTCCATGACCGAGGAGTTATCCTCGTCGCCCTTATCCAGCGTACGATGGCGCTTGGGCTGAACCAGTCCGGTAACACTCTGAAAACGGCCGTCCATCCGCAAGTGTGTGCCGGTGACGTAGTTGAACAGAATGCGCGCCAGGCTGTCGCGCTCAACCGAGGTAGACAGCGGACCAATGGAAATCTTGCGCACCAGGGCCATGGCCATCAGATGGCGCGGCACTTCCTCGCTCGACAAGCCCGCCATGACCATGGTCATGCTGATCTCTTTGTCCACGCTAGCTTCGATGTACTCGACCATGCGGATGAACGGTGGCCATTTATCCAGCCCGGCCAGTTCGATCAGCTTGACAGCCTCCGACTCTTTGTAACCATTGCCGTTGATGCTGGATACGTTCTGGATGTACATCCCCCAGATTGGCACCATGAAACGCAGGCCGAGCGCAAAAGCCACCATGTCCAAATAGTCAGACTTGATGTACGTGCGACTCCGGTAGTTCCGCCCGCGTTCATTGAACTCTTCGAATTTTTCACTGACATCGCTGGGGATGGTGAGCTGAGCGCGATCCACGTAGGCACGGACACTGTCGTAGGTGATCAGGGTATAAAGCTTCTTGACCACCGCCTCGATGCGTTCACGGACCATGAACGAGGAACGGATTTCTTCTGAAGAAAGGTATTCGTCGACCTTGACGTACAGCGCCCACAGTTGGTCTTGGACATCTTCGGGCAGGGTAGCGATAAACTCATTGGTCTCCTTGAATAGCACTTCACGATTGAGGATGGCCGCCGAATGATAGCTGCCGGCCGACAACACCATCTCATGGCCCTTGTGATCAAGCCGAATAGTGTTAATCCCCTTCGGGGACAGCTCTTGGACGTGTATCCGCATTGTTTTGACAACCTCAGTGGTTACTGGATTCAAAAAGATAATGTATTGCTGTAGAACGGTTCAATAAAACGATTTTCTCTGGCTAAGGGTATAGTCGACACTGGACCGAATCGGTCCAGTGTCGAGGTACTTACTTATAACGGGACGTCGTCGTCGAAGGAGAAATCGTTTCCACCGGAAGGAGCTGCCGAGGACGTCTGTCCACCGTTGCCACCGCCATTGTTGTTCCAGCCGCCACCGCCTTGGCGGTTGCCACCACTGTTGTTGTTCCAGCTACCACCTTGACCGCCGCGGTTGTTATTCCAGCTACCGCCTTGACCGCCTTGACGGTTACGATCCATCCAGGCCGGACGGACGTAGTTGTCGGCGATGACTTGGTTGACGTAGGTACGGACCGTATCGACCCAACCCAGGCAGTACAGACGAGAAGCAACCGAGACTGGCATCGGGCCATTGGCGTCACGGAAGTTGTGGTAGGTCTCGTCGAGGAACGGGAACTCGATCAGGGGGCGATTCTTGCCTGCACTGATGCAGATGGAGATGACGCCTTCAGCGTTCTTCTCGATCTTGATGGTGCTCATGATCGACGGGTTCGGGTCACGCTTCTTGTCGATGAAACGATGGCCTTTGTTGTCCATCATGATGCTGGTCGGTTCTTTGTGGTTGGCCACAGCTTCGACCGCGCGCAGGAACGCATGGAAGGTGCGGTTGTTGAACGCCGCTTCGATCTTACCGTGGTTACGGTCGTTCGGCACGCGGGTCTTGACCACCAGACGGGGGTTGTTCTCGTAGTAGGCAGGGCGGAGCGTGGGATCGCCTTCCATGCCATCCTGGCGCTTGGCTTTCAGCGCCAGCGAGGGTTCATCCAGGATCGTCTCGGGACGCTGATTGGTTTCGCTCATTTTGGTCTCTCCAAGTACACGGCTTTTACTCAAATAGATACAGGCCGCAGTTTATTTTTTACCCGCCGAAAAGCCTCATGCCTTCGAATAGAGGTTCAACACCAGTTTTTCAAGCTCGGGCTCATAAGCCTTCTTGATCGAACTGATGATGTAATCCTTCGTTGTCATGGACGTCCAGCGATTCTTTTGGGCGATGTCGAGCATCACCCGACGATACTTGATCGGGAATGCAGTAAACAAGTTACTGTTATCGCCGAAGAACTGGATGGTCATCCGGTCAAAGGGAATGTTACTTAGCTCTTTGCCGTTTGACAGCTTAGTGTGCCACAGCGCCGGAGGCTTGGTTGCACCTGTGTGCGACTCCAGCAGCGTCAGCGAATTGAACCTATATCGTTGAAGCAGGTCCACGGCATAACTGGTCATCATCAGGACTCGACGATTGTCGTTCTCCAGATCGATGTCCGTTTCCATGATCTTAATCGATGGGTTGCGGCCGAGCTGCTCCATCAATTCGATAATGGTATTTTCCTCACGCAGGGCGGCTAACTTCTGTTTCTCAGTGTTGGCTGCCTTCAGAACAGCGTGAGGAAAACGTCTAGGAATGCCGCGATAGTTGCACAGATAGATCTGTGTCTTAACCCGTCCGCTGCTAACCCGAGCCACCGATTCTTCGATGATGGTCATCTCATTGATAAGCGCATACGCCAGGTCTTCTGGAAAGACGTCGTTTAAACGCTCGGAGTCGATAGCGCCGATCAGGTTACGGATCAGGGTGCGCAGGTTAACGTACAATACGTCTACCTGATTGATGATCGGGTTGCGATTGGGGTTGTCCTCGAGGATGCCGAATGCACCCTCGAGCGCCAAGCTACTGCCGATGGAGATAGGTATCTGTCCCACCTCCCGGCTGGAGATGGTTTCCATGGCCCGTGGATCGAATGCCATGTGGCCTCCTTATTGCTCTGCGTAGGTCCCAAGCACGGTCATGACCATCTGCGCTTCCTGACTGGCCTCGTCGGCAATATACCGCTTGAGGCGTTCCGAAACTAGATGTCCGATGTTGGTGGGGGTGATGCTGATGGGCTTGACCTTAGGTAATTCGACATGGGCCAGGTCGATCTTCTCCTGAGGCTTGAGGTCATCCATCTGGGTGGTGATGCGGAACTGTGGGAATCGTTTACGCAGGTCTTTGAGTCCGTGCTGAACCGGCGTGCCACGAGCGATCATCAGGCGGAAACAGGAGTCATCCGGCTCGTTCTCATACGACTCTAGGATTTCCAAGACCTGGTCGGTGTCCATGTCACGGCAATCAAGGGTCTTATAAAGCCGCGCACCATTGTTCTCCACAAACCAGTGGTAGTTCTTACCCTGCTTGGAAATACAGGCACGGTAATGACCCTTGGCAGCTTCCTCACCGTGACTTAAGCGGTCGAAGGACCCTTGCGCCAAGATGACGGATGAATGCCGCGGATGCGAGCGCTCCGTGCGAATGTGCACATGACCAATGCCAATGAAATGCCTGACGATTGACAAGTACGCTTCATGACTATGGTTTTTCACCGATTCGATTGGCAACTGATAGTCAAACGAGCCGTGCATGCAGGCAACGTCGACTTTTTCAAGTCCGTGAATCGACAACAACTCCTGCACTTGCTGCCAGGTCACGCTGGCATCAGCATTCCATTCGTCAGGGACATAGAGCACACTCAACCCACCCAGTTCTTCGATCACCTCGATGCTCAAGGTATCGACGTACTTCAGATTAGCTGGGGTGCTGAGGGTTCGATTGACGTTAACAAACTGCTTGGACTGCCGCCAGTCATGACTGGGAGTACCTTCCAGAACGCGCACAATGATGTTACGTTTGGCGCAGATCAGGAGGATGTCAGCAATCCATTCCTGAATGGCGTCTACCTCGTCTTGCGGGAGGCTCATCAGGCGATCAAACACATCTCCTGCAAAGAACAGGATGTCCAACTTACCCGTCTCTTCCGTATCAGGAAATGCCTGTCGGAGGTTCTTGATGATGTGGTAGGTGTTAGTTCGCGGATGGGCCAGGTGAATGTCCGAGATAAACGCCATGAACAGGTCAGAGCGGTTCGAAGTCGTCGTCTTCAAATTCATCAATCGATTTCCGAGTAGGGGTATCGGCACCCCCTTCTTCCATCGGGGCACCACTGATTTCTGACTCTACCAGCTTGGCTTTATCGCCAAACAGAAGCGACAGCGGGATGTCATACCGCTTGTAGATCATCGCCCACATCTTACCGTAGACGGTGGAGATGGCATCGGCCGGGGTGTGGTTCAGTGCCACTAGGCGACTGACATAGTTGTCAATGACAGCACCAGGATGTGCCGTGGTGATTTCCGATTCGAAGGTGGCTGCGAGTTCGGCAACATCGGTCTCCGGACCGGCCTGCAACGTCCGGATCGCCATCGGCGTGGGCGCCAGCAGCGGCGGTACTACAAAGAGTACCTTGTTCGGGTCATTGTCTGCCACGACATCGATCATCCGATTGGGGTGACCGGCAGCCGCCACGAAAATCTCGACCGGGCGATTGGTATCGCCATTAGGCGAAGGGAGCAGGTGAGGCAAAAGGCGTCGGACAAAATCGCTTTCGCGCAGTTTGGCGTTAGCGTCCTTGTTCATAGCCTCGAGATTGGCAAAGTCATGCTCGTTCAACTGCATAACAAATTCTCCATAAAGAGGGCGGTCTGGCCGCCCTCTATGTCCGATAGCCGATTACTCGCCAGCCGGCTCTTCGTTGGCGCCAGTTGCAGCGGTGATTTCCATGGCTTTCTTGGAGGTTTCCTTGCGGAATTCCTCAAGCGCAACGGAATCGATGACGTAGTAGGCGCGCCCGATCTGACCACCGTAGGAAATGACCAGATCGCCCATGGCATGCTGAACCTTTTCGTTCTTCAAGCCTTCGGACATCTCGTCACCGGAGAGCCACTTCTGGGTGGCCGTGTGCTGCTCTTCGACCAACGGGCCATCTTCGGTCAGAGTAACGCGAATGGCGCCGGGTACATAGCCTTCGACAACCACCAGCTCAGGAGCACGCTGTTTGGACTGCTTGGCCTTGAAGGCGATGGCGTTGGCAGCCGCAATGAACACGCGCTGAGCAATGCTGTCGATCATGACGTCATCGTTGAACAGGCGCTGGATGTGATCGGCAGTCAGTTCGACCAGGGTGCGGTTGATCGCCAGCATGGCGTCGTTAGCCTGGATCAGACTTTCCTGAAGCTGAGCGACTTGGGCTTCCAGTTGGGCGATGCGCTCTTCCTGGGACTGTTCACGTGCTTCATCGGTGGTCATATATCACTCCTTAGTTGTTAAAGCCAGCCGCAATGAACGGCTTGCCATCGTTTTGCAGATCAATGATACTGCGAATCTTCGAATTGGCTGAACTTACGACGTGTTTCAAATCAATGGACTTGTCCCCGTCTCGTAAGATAGCACTGATTTGTAAATCAATACCAGACGGTGTGCTCTGCGCAGAAACATCCAATTCAGCCGAGTCAAATTGTCGGTCGAGATAGTTCTGCAACCGCAGCCTGACCTCATTTTCAAGCTCCAGACGGTTGTTGCCGAACTGGCTGACAATGCTGGAAAGGCTGGTGACCTGACCGCGATAGAGGTCACTCTGGGAGCGCTGAGCAATGTAGAAATTACTCATCGCCTCATCGGCTTTGATGGTAAGATCGGTAGCAAACCCGGCAGCGCCGAGCACAGGGATTACGCGGGCCATGATAACTCCAGACAAAGAAAAAAGTCCACCGTAAGGAAGAAGGTGGCACACATACCCATTAGGGCAGTGTGCCACGATTCACTTACAGAGAGGGGAGGTTGAGGCTCTACGCCGAATAGGTGTAGAGACTGCCTCATCCATGGTCATGCCATACCGAACAACTCTGTCAAACAAAGTACTGTAAGGAATTCGAGTTAAACGCGAAACCTGGGCGATGGAAAGGTGCTCTCCTTTGTACTCGTGTTTCTTAACATGGTCTCTGTTATTGGCTTGCTCTTCTTTAGTTGCCCAGCGACAATTATCGGGCCCATAATCGCCGTCGTTGTCAATTCTATCAACCGTATATCCCTGACCAGGGTAAGGACCCATATCGGAAATAAAGTTGTCTATATCATGCAGCCAGCGCTGACATACTTTAATGCCTCTCCCGCCGTATGCTGCATAATCCTGATTATCTTCATCGTTGCAGCGCCGGATCATCGATATCCAGCTGTTGTATTCTGGCCAGCGGGATTTCCCATGTTTGGTCCAATCTCTCCGGCCATTCTCACCTCTTAAACAACCACAGCTAGAAGTACTGCCCCTCCTTAGGCAGTAACCTCTCACTATGGTTTCATTACCGCAATCACATAGACACACCCACTGACGCTCACCTTTAAGGTTATACGTTGGAGTTTGCTTAGGGACAAATAACTTACCGAACCGGAGGTTAGATAAGTCTTTTGGGAACGACATACAACCTCCGGTTCAGTCTAGTTATAGTGAGTTATTATCCTCCGAGGAGGGGTCATCAAGACCTTCATCGAGGAAGGTATTGAAGTTGGCCCACATCGAGTCACGGATGGTGGTTTGCTGGTCGAAGCGCAGTTCCGTACGACCGTCTTCATCGTACAAGTGCAGATACTGCACAAAGTGCGAATGGCCGTGTTCATCGAACTGGAGCAGACCGTGCATCACTTGCTGGTAATCCGGATCGTCATCACCATAACGGCCGGGGTTGCGGTTAATGTAAGTATCGCGCCAGCCGTACATCATGTCCTTTTCGAACAGACGTTTAGCCCGCGGATTGGCCATCAGCCAGCGCTGTTGGTCAGGACCGGCCTGCTGGAACTGACCGATACGGGACATTGGCCGGATGCCATCCTTATCGAACAGGTGCGTGACCTTACGCGTGAGTGCGGCGATCTTACGTTCAATCCCGTCAAAGTCGAAGGAATTGAACCGATCCACGGCGCGCTGATACAGGTCAGAGCCCACTAGCCCGAACGAACGGGCGGTGTTCTCCAGACGATCTCGGATAGCTGCACGGTCCTCCGACCGCGGCAGTCCGTAGTGCATCGCTCCGAACTCACGATCATCAGCGTAAATAGCTATCGCCATGCTTTACTCCTTATTTTGAGACTTGGTCACCCTCGATGATCCAATTGGTCAGTGTGGCAATCAACGGCGCCGGCAGTGTCGTGTTGCGCGACACGGTGAACGGCTTGTTGAGGTCCATGACACCCGTTACCGGGTCCAGACGACTCATGACCTTAGCATTCTTGTGATCGAGCGGGAGTTCGCCCCAGAGTGCATCACCATCGTAGTCCGCGTTCTTGTCGATCAGGTTGAGCGGGGACAGTGAGATGGTGTTATCGGTCGGATCGGTTTTGATTTCGTCAATCTGGTTATAACCAATCGAGCCACGGGTCAGGGTCGGGTTACGACCGAACGTCGTGGGGATGGTGCCGTTCGGGGCTTCGGCTAAAAGCTCCTTGAACAGCTCATTGAGCAGTGGATGGAAACGCAAGGTGTTCTCGTAGATCAGCGTCTGGATCTCGTTGGGCGAGTAGCCCTTAGCCAGTAGCTTGTTCTGCAAGTGCACCTTAAACAGCAGGGTGCTCATCGACCACGGCACTTGCAACGCATCCTGACGATGCGGCTTTTGCCGGGAGGTGATAACGGCACGGAAGCCAAAGTGCGGGCGGGTACCGTAGATCAGCTTACGGGCAATACCAGGCTTCTTGAAGATGACTTCAGATTCGAAGGTCCGATAGTACTCGTTAAACTGTTGATGTGCACTGACGACACGCGCTTCTTTGACAGCTTGAGTGAGCTTGGGCTGGTTCTCAGCCGTCTCACGGTTATCAATGCCGATGAGGATGTGGGCTGCGTTGACAGCCGCGACCATCTTCGGGTCGGCAGTGATACGGTTGTTGGCACTTTCGCGGATGAACCCAAGCCGCGTCGGGAAGGGCAGGTATTCAGAGAAGGTCCGGTCGAAGTTTTCTTGCAGAAAGCGCATGATCTTACGGCGCCGACGGGCCGATGCCGAAGGACCAATCAAGCCTGCCTTGAACAAGGCCACCAGAATAGGTTCGTAGTTCTCGATGAAATGGTTGTATCCACGCGGGATATCCAGTCGCTCGAGCTTTCGCATCTTGTCTGCCGCCAACGGCGAGGGGGCAGTATAACGCGGGTTACACAGGTACTCCAGGATGTTGAAGTTCGAGTGGGTCAGGTTCTTTGACAGAATCCGCCACACCGTCAGGTTGATGAAGGCCTTGATCCCGGCAGGGACACGGAGCCAGAGGTTGGACTCCAGGGGCTTTTCGGTGATCGGTACCACCTGTGAGAGACAGATCGGACAGCGGACGTTGTAGTTGTCCATGCTGGTGATGTGTCCACAGTCACAAGAAGCTGTGTTGTTCAGCGAATCGCCATCGAGACTGGTATAGATGAGGTTGTTGAGCTTAAGGCGGTCTGCCTCAAGGTCGATGTTGAAGTCATTCATCAGGATCGCAGGATGCGACAGATGACGGAACAGGGTGTCGTAGTGGACTACGCGGAGATAGACGCCATTACGTTCTTTCATCAACTTTGGCCCTTAAGTGTAGTGGCGATGAAAAATAAAAGACATAGCTCGGGGGAGCACTAGGCTCCCCCTTGCTACGTTAAGGCCGACGCCGATTAGAAGCTATTGCCGAAGCCAAAGCCGTTACCGACGTTGCTGCGCAGGCTGCGCTGACCATCACCTACCACACGGCGGGACAGCATGCCGTGAGTCAGGTCACCACCGGCGAAGTCGCGGATGCGGGTGTTACCGCGGATGCGACGGTTGCCGAAGCTGTAGTGTGCCTGACGCTGATCGATGTTGATCTTGCAGTCAACGACTGCCAGAGCCAGAGCCTCGATGAACTTCGGATTGAAGTACGCGAGGTCGACGTAACGGGAGAACTTCACGTTGGAAGCACCCAGGGCGCTGGTCAGCTGAGTGAACTGCTCGGATACGCGAACTTCCACATCGAGGTCGGTGCGGTCGATCACGTCCTGGTAGTTCAGCGCCGAGACGCCTTCGTCGTTCGGGTTCTGGGCCAGCCAACGGAGCAGGTCCCACTCGCGCAGGTCGCGCTCCTGACCCTTCTCGTCGATCCAGGTACCGGTCAGGTAACGGGCACCGGACATTTCCAGAGGCTGCTCAACACCCAGCTCGCGAGCGCGACGGGTGAAGTTGCCGGCAGTCAGACGGTCAGCGTAGTCGTACAGACGACGAACGGCGTCTGCGGTGACCGAGCTGTCGTTGGCTGCGTCGGCCAGCAGACTGGTGATCCAGCTGTTGTCACCGCCCTCTTCCAGCTCGATAGCCCATGCCAGGCGCTCGTCGACCAGGGAGAAGAAGTACTGACCCCACTTCTGAATATCCAGGGAAGCACGGGTGTCGAACACGACCGGTTCACGGTCACCGTCCGGGCCGAGGATGTTCAGCAGACCGGTGTCGCGGGTGTCGATCTCACCGCGGGCAACTTCGCCCGGCAGGAAGGTCTGAGCCCAGGCCTGGTCCTTGGAGATGACCGACGCACCAGCCAGCGCGAGCAGCAGCAGTTCCGGCGTGATGCCGTTGGTGCCGGTGTCCATGCGGTTGATGATGAAGGTCGGGGTGAAGTACGGCTGATCGCGACGCTGGTTGCGCGCCCAACGGTCTTCCTGTGCCGGCGGGGTGTACATCAGGTTGACGTAGCCGCCCAGGTTGGCCAGCGGGACGCTGACGTTCTGATCGTTCTTGCGGATCACACCAGCAACGCTGACAGCGATGTCGCTGCGGCGCGGCAGACCGTCGGCGGACACGGAGTCACGACCGGACAGGTCAACGTTGATTTCCAGGGTCGACTGCTTGGTCAGCCACTCGAGGCTGAAGTACAGGTTCGGCTGGAACAGGTCGTTGAACAGAGCAGTCAGAGCGGCCTGCGCGTAGAACACGACCATGCGTGCTTCGGTGCTTTCCGGCTCATTGAAGTCGACCTTACGATCGACCACACGCCAGCCAGCGCGGATGATTTCCACGGTGCGGCGAGTGTTCTGCTCGAAGTTCTTCTTGGCGATGTCGTCGACCAGAGCCAGGTAGCTCTCGGTGATGTAGTCGCTGGCCACGACCGGCAGCTGGTAGCTGCGATGAGCGATGTCGACGTTGCGAACGGTCGCTTCATCGGTCAGAGTACCTTCCAGCGCCAGGGCGTGGACCAGTACCTTGGTGGTGCCGTTGTCTTCGACCGGGTAGGCCAGGATGACGGAGGAAACCGACACGTTGTGCTCGGAAGCTTCCAGACCCAGTACCTGAACCTTGCTCAGGTCGATGGCGCCGGCACCGGCAACCTGACGCTCCGGGGAGAACCAGAACTTGAAGCCCTTCACTGCGCTGACCAGCGCTTCGCCGCTGGTGCGACGGCTCATCGGGGCGCCGAGCAGGCGGTTCAGGTCGAGCAGGCCAGCTTGCATTTGCGAAGTGGACTGTGCGCGGTCTTGACGGTCAGCACGAGCAGCCGGGTTGCTGTTCTCACGCGGGTGGTTCGGCTGATCGCCAGTGATGCCATCTTGCTGATTGTTTTGGCTGTCATGAACTGCCATGATTTACTCCTTGGGTTTTGATGTGTTACTAGGGCCTAGTGAACATCTTGAAGGCTTGCTTCGATATTCACGTTGATAATGTAGAACCGTGATAATTTCGAATGGAATTCTTATTCCTAGCCTCATTATCATTCGGCACTGGGGTTTATTTTTACGGTGTGCACCAAGCAAAGGAAATACCCTCCCGTATCGACAAGGTCAAAACCTTGCCCGGAGCACATCTCCTATACCATATGGATAAACCAGTTCTTTTTTACTATTTTCATCTCCCACTGGTTGAAAAAAGGTTGGCTAATCCTTTGAGACTTTAACTGTCATTGGACCGATCCCATGTACACACTCTTTAATACCGAGGCACGACTGCGGCAAACCAATGTCGTCTCCTTTGGGCTGGATTACGTCAAGCGTGAACTGCTTGGGGTCCAAGTCGAGCGTTATAAGCAGTACCGGGCAATGAGCCCAGGCTTTATCCGAAGCGATCACCTGATCAACAAGATTCTCAACATGATCGACATTCCCTTTAATGGGGATTTGCCCGACTACTACCTCCGTGTCGGCAGTATTGTTAATCGACTTGCCGGTCAGATGGGGTTGGTGACCGCCGGCCACCATGGACGGGTAAGAAACCACAGTCACTTCTACGGCAAGGGAGTCAATGAGATCATCATTGCCGTGGCTGACGACAACTTAACCCCTGGCGAGATTTGGTTCAACTGGCAACGCATGAGTGCCGTGCGCTTGTTGGCTCATCCGATCAGTGGCTGTGGTATCATCGAGCTAGATGGGTCGAACGATTTCAAGGACATGCCCAACGGCGCGACCGCCGTGATTGAAATCAACATCCCGCTGCTGGCCTGCCAGTATCAGCTGTGGCGAATGGCAACCAACGCCCTTGCACCCGAAGGCAGGGTGTTTCCGGTGGCGCATTTTATCAGTCAGGTGGTCATCCCCAACCTGTTGCCCAGCCATTTGGATGTGGCAGTGCTCAACACCCTGCACAGCTTGACCGGTGCTACCGACTATGTGCGGGTTGCCAGCGACATGCCGTTCTATACTACGGATTTGTACCCTCGGTTGGAGAAGGGTCTGCAGGAAGTGCTGGCGCGCATTACCGGGGCGACGTATACCTACAGGGACATCTTGGCGATGGTGCCGGTATACGGGAACAACAACCTGTTGCAAACGGTCAAGATGCCGGACATTGCGTTCACCAACCAAGCGATTTGGGCACTGACCATTGCCAGACTTCCGGCTATTGCCTTGCTACTTAAGCTGGATCAGCTGAGTCGTAACGTCAAAAACGATTCTGAAAAGAACCGTATCCGACAAAGCCTGCGTGAGACAGAAAGCGGTAAGTACCTGATTAACCAGATTCCACCGATGGTGGCGGCCTGGATTGCACAGTACATCGAGCAAAACATCACGCCATACCTTTAAACATAGCGAGGAGCTCTAGAGCTCCTCGCTTATGCTGTCTCACTTGCTGGGTATATCACGGTTGATCAGTTCTGCAATGGCACTAGCAGTCTCGGGATCGAGGTCCTTGAGCTGTTCAGCCAGTGTCATATACAGAATCCAGCGCTCCGGCCCAAGGCCTGCCAGTAGTTCCGCCACCAGTTTTCGGGTCAGTTCAGCCTTCGCACTAAAAACCGATGTCCGCATGAGCGTGAGCATTTCTGCATCTGTCGCCGCGCGGACTACAGTAACGCCATTGCTATCGACCCTTACTTGCGGGCGGATCATGCTAACTACTCCAGGGTGACTTCAGGACAGAGATTCTTGACCATCAAGGGATCGATTTGCAGGTCGGCAGATTTAAAGTAAGCACGGGTGACTTCAAGCAAAGCCACCAACCCAGGATCGGTGGTTTCCTCGGCCACCCGCCTGAGCAGTTCGTCGAATTCGATAAGGTTACCCTTCTCGACGTCGACACGTACCACCTGCGCGCCGCGCGTAGCAATTCCTACATAGGGCTTAATCATCATCGAGCTGGTGGTTATCATCGGCAACATTCCCTGAAGGGAGGAGGTAATACCATCCATCCCAGTCAGGGCGTGCACGCCGACAGGTTTCTTGACTGGAAATGCTAGGATTTTACAACCGTCATTACCAGTCATATCCGGCGTCTTCATCTTCATCCTCCTCGAAGAGCTCTTCCTCGTCATCGCTTTCAATGACGCTGTTAGCATCCGTGGCGGCTGGCTGCAGGTTCACCTCGCCCGACGGCGTATAGATGTCACTGATCAAACGGACGTACTTGCTATCGACTTGGAAGATACCCAGTGATTCCAGGATCATGTAAAAGGACTCCAGGATCTCATAGGTCAATCGACGGATGTCGATCATCACCATGACTTCTTCGGGCATCCCAATACCTGACAGGATCGACAGAGGCAGCATGAGGGTCTTGATCTGATCGCGACCTGTGTTGACGCAGTACTGGCGCAGGCGCTCAGCAAACTCAGGGTCGATCGCATCAATCTTGTTCAGCCAATCCTGCATGTCGGTCTTGTTGTTGATCGACAGAGGCACCTTAATGACCGTGTAGGGCGGGTGCTCTACGTTGCCGTACTTAGGGGCAAAAACCTCTTGCCACATCAGGTAATGCCGGTAATTGGTCTTCTCCTGGTGTGGGTTGGCCTTGTTCATGTTGGCGTACGATTCCTGAATCTGGGCCGACTTCAGGTACGTATGCTCGCCCTTTTTGATCGAGTTGTAAATCTCCTGCTCATGCTGCCAGACTTTGAAATAGAGTTCCTCCAAGGTGAACTGACGGTTCTCATCGGCGCGGTGCATGACCTCCTTCATCAACGCCTTAGCAGCCTTAATGACAGTCGGCGGTACAGTGGAGGAGCGCAACGCCACGCCCTTAATCTCCATCTCGTACTTGTCGAAGACCAAGCCCTCACGACAGGACATGAACGCGTAGTAGTGCTTAGCGCGGCTGGTCAGAGTGAATACCGGGAAGGCGTATTCATTCTTCATCGTCAGGCGGTGCAGTTCCTCGGTCACCACGCCCATGTTGGCAGACAGCTTGGCCAAGACATGGATGATACACTGGCACGCGATGTAAGTCGTGGTGTACCAGATACCATCGCCTTCCTTGGTGCGCTGTGGGTTATTGGTGTACCACGTCACCCAGTCCTGCGTGGTGAAAATCGTCGAGTCGGTGTCGGAAGCCAGCACCGTGCGGCGCAAGATACCCTTGATGTTCGCCACAGTGGGGCACAACTGCACAGGTGTCAGGAATACCCGGATGAACGTGAAGTACTTCTGCAGCACACGCTGAATATTGAGCGCAGTGCGCGCCACAGCCAGCAGAGCGATTTCGTCACCCTTTTCCTTGAGTGAGTCAAAGCTCTCGCCACGGGTCAAATCGGCATTGAGGTAGGTGGCCAGTACCTTGGTATCGTCGTCGATCGATTTGCCTTTGAGCAAGGTGAATGGGTCATCAATGGGCGTCAAGTCCTGAGACATGTCGTACTTGATGATCGCATCCATGAAACCCCGGACAAATGCATCGTTGTACTTGGCGATGTGATACAGATCACCGGTGTACACGACAATGGCGCGCTCCAATGGACTCAGGCGTTCAATGAAGGCGACGATCTGGGCGAATTTGGCTTCTTTGCGCCAGTACAGGTCGGTACTGCGACGGATACACTCGGCTGTCTGCTGGACATCTGGATACACCAGACCACATTCTTCCATGCCGCGCTGGAACTCATCGTGAGGCTGGCTGGTAATCAGCGCCAACATGTTACTCAGGGCGATGGTTGGGGTCCAATAGTGACGCGAACCGGCAAGCAGACGCTCGTTGTTAGCGTTGCCGTACCCGGTGGCACTGCGACACATTGACGTCAGGCTCGAATGACCCGATTTAACGAACAGGATGTTACCGGAGAAACCATGCATACCCGACAGGGAGTTAATGGCGATCTTCTTGGCGTTCTGCTCGGCGTCCTTGATCTTTTCCAGGACCTCGTCCTTGGCGACCTGGGCGGCGAACATCTCGTTTTTGGCTTTCTTACGCCCGGCAATACCAGATTCGACGAACTTGGCAGACGGTGACTTCAGGACATGCGGGTTCTCGTAGCAAACCATTGAAGGCGACAGAATCCGGTTGGTGTCAGTGACCGTCTTGACGTAATTGAGCAGGGTCATCTCATCCCGGACACGGTTGCCTGGACTTTCCTGCTTGAGTACCAGCATGTTCGGGTCACGCAGAGGGAATTTACCGCCACGGGAGAGGGTCTTCTTCAGAAACTGAAGGCAGCGTTCAGGCGATTCGCCTGTCATACGCTGGAGGAACAGGCTATTTTGGTCGAAATAGCCTTTCATCAAATTAAGGTCCCGACGGTACTCTTCCTTAGGTAGAACGAATGGATTTTCCATGTCTTAAGGCCCTTAAATTACAGCAAAAGAAAAAAGGTCAGAGTAGCTCATAATAGAGCTACTCTTCGTTTTTATTGACGTCAGGCGTAAAACGTAATCGAGAAGACCTGGGTATCATCCTCACGATATGGTTGGAAATCACTCAAGGAAAACCAGCAGTCATCGCTGGACTGATTGCGCTTTAGAATCTCCAGCATCTGACCGTAGCCGTTGGGCCGATGGATGGAGTTGATAAAGTTGGTCAACTCCTCCAACACATCCGCTGCTACGGTCTCGCCGAACATTTCATGAGCCTCGTCGACCATATGCTCAGTCAACCCCATGTCGTTGAGTGCTTCGTGTAGCAAGACATCGATGATGTAATGCGGTGAGCACAACGTCTTCATGGCGTCAAAGTCATCTTCGGGTAGACGGTGTTTGTCCACGATACGCTGGAGGGCGTCAACGAACGTTCCGTAAGCCTCGAACCACTTCTCGTCAAAGGTGAACAGGAAGTGCTGGTCCTTGTCCTCATCGCGGGTCAGGCGATAGGTCCAAGGAGCACGCTGATTAATACTCGATCGAAAAGTCCTGAATGCCATTTTGAAGGAGTGCCTGTTTGACCAGATTCTCAGTGGAATCGGTAATGTTGTTTATGGTGATCACCAACTTACGGTCGGTGAGCACTTCGATCGATTCGTGTTTGATCCACGGCACGCCGAGGACTTCCACGTCACCGTTACCATAACGCAGTTTGACGTAGCTGTATGCTCCAGCAGATTGCGGCAGGTCGGCAATGTGACTCTTGACTTGGGCGTGTTTGGCACGCACATCAGCCAAGAGCATGGCGGTGTCCAGATCAAGCACTGCTACCACAGTGACAGCCTGGCGAGCCGCGCCGAGAACGGCAGGGGCATTGGTGCTGAATTTGACTGTGGAGCCGATGAAATTGGTGATCATTAGCCTGGGCCTTCCTCAAAAGTTAAGATGTACGTCCCGTCAGTATCTACCACATCGATGTCGATCCAGATGCGATCTGAAAGACTGCTCAGAAAGCGGTCTCGGCGCAGCCGGGCCAACCAGGCCGGATCGTGCAGGAATTCCTCCGTGAGTACATGGAAGAATGCGCGCATGATCAATGCTCGAAAGCACTGGCGGACGGTTTCAGGAAGCTCCCCATAACACGGGGTATCCGGATCGAGAGCGTAAGATACTTCAGGAAGCAGTTCTGCAATTGTGTCCGAAGTATTGATAAGGATCATGTCAATCCCTTAATGAGTAACGGTGATGACCAGTACTCGTTCATCTTCAATGTAAGCGGCATGCAACACGCGCCGCCTGTCCAAACCAGGGGTTGCCCGATCCATTGTGAAGTAGAGATTGATCATAGCATTTCGTAATGCGATGAAATCGTCACCAGAATCTTCCAGATGGGGCGGGAACAACTGACCGGCAAAGTCATCGACGAAAATCTCGCCTCGACGGCACCAATCGCCATATAGGGAATAAATCTCATCGATGTCATACTGATGATCCATCACTTGGGAAAGATCACTTAGAAACGCTCGATGGAAGGGCTCTCCATCGAGTAAAATTGTCTTGTTACCAGCCATCGGATATTCTCACTATGACACTGTCATCAGCCGGATCATAGCTGAGCAATTCAGTGAGGAGGGAATCTACTTCACGGTATCTGCTCAGCTGGTCGGCTAGGTCTTTGAAAAGAGCAGTTGCTAAGTCATAGGCTTCATCCACCTCGACCATCAACCGCACCATTGAAGCATGACCACATCTGTGCCTGTCCATCCAATAACTGAGCACTTCACCATACTCTGCCGCGAGGTTGTTTTTAATCACCCCGCGTAGTGCACACGGAACAACCGCAAGCAGCAGATCAGGTTTTACACTTGAGAGCCACCCCTTTTCGCCGCGCAACATGAGTGTCAAGGGCAGTTGGGGACGCTCCCATGGCCAGCGGGACGATTTCGACGCAGGCAATATTTGCATCTTCGTTTACCTCCAAGAGCCGCACAGACTCGCTTTGATCCACCAAGCGACTTGTCTGAGCAATCAGGCTTTCGGTAAGGTCCCACAGGATCTTACGGATAAAGAGACTTTCGACATCGCTCAACCGACCGTCTGTCAAGATAGACTGAGGGAATCGGTCTTCCCGCTGTGCGGTCAATGCATCAGAAAGGTGGGCGAACAACTGATCGAGGCTCATGCCTGTGGCTTGCATCACATTATAGAGATTCTGCAAGAACTCGCCATTGGTTTCCAAACTGATGATCGCGCGAATCTCGCGAGGCGGCAATGAAGAGGTCTTCATCTGATTCACGGTATCGGACAGCGATAAGCTGGTACGCACGCTTGGGGGTTTGGGGCGGTAGGTAACGCGTCGCCTCATAATCGGTTTCATAGTAACGCCTCAGATTAGTGATGATCTCGAAAAACGATGATTGGATATCGTCGAGCCACCAACGTAGCTGATCTTCAATATCGGGGTTGTTCTCTATGATATCGTCCATGTAATAACTGTCATCGAAGACAAAATACGCGATGGCAGCATAGAGCAAAGCCGAGGCGCCAATACATTCGGCCAGAGATTCACCGAACATATTGAACGCCTGCTTAAACGGTAAAGTCAAAGCGATTGAGCTGATTCCAGTCGACAACTTTTCTCACCTCCAATACCATCAATCCATCGCAGTACTCCACCGCCTTACAGGCCATGTTAAAGCTCTTCAGTACACTGCTGAAGACCGATCTGAGTTCGCGAGAGATTTGGTTAATGTCGGACATGTGTCGAAGGCGTCGATCCGGTGGAGTGCGCTCCATCCAACTACGGCCGGCCTGTGTGGTTAGCAGTTCCATTGACGAAAGTCCACAATTGACCATGTCAATCATGGGTACCATGATCCCGATCTGACCGAGCCTACGGTAATGTCGCTTAAAAGTTCCGTGATCCATGGGCGACTCGACCATCACGTACTTGACCGTACCGGGACCGGTATTGATCGTGCAGCGTGAAATCTTGTACGGCTCATAGGCCTGAGGATAACTCTTCGAAGGCTCGGCGTAAACGTTCGGGATAGTAATCACCTTGCGTCCGCGCATGTTGATACTCTTCCTTAATCCTGCTGACCGGGTCAGGCAGACGACGCAAACCGACATCGACTACAATCGTCTCATTACCCGCATCGTACGTCAGCGTCGCTATCTCAGCCGGCGAACGGGTAAACGAGTCGACTAACCCTAGAAAGGAAGCGACAATGTGGTCGATAGGTGAGTAATCGTTAAGCCTTCCGCCAAACAATTCAATCACCACACCAATGAGGTCGTCGCCTTCCGACTGGTTATACTCCTGAACCAATGCGTGCACGGTTTCAGGAATTTCCCGCGGGAAATCCAAAGCGCTGTGGGCATCCAACAGCGCTTCGATGGTACGTTCAAGTTCAGCGGTCGATACCAGATATTGCATCCAGTCCTCCTGCGCTATACCCGTGCAATGGCATTTAAGAAGATTCGTTTAACGGATTCGCGCACCTCGGTATTGGACAGGTTCTCAAATGCCGTGTTGATAAGATGCTGGGCGTAGCAATCGAATTGCTCAAGTTCTGTCAGGTCGTTGACGTTATTCGACACCTTAGGTGGCTTGAAGCTGTTGAGCTGTGCTGTCAGGTCACGACAGCGTTCAGCCAGCAAATCGCCTTCGATATTGATCAGAAGGTCTTCGGAGTTGGCGGGTGTGGCAAAACTGATCGAGCGGTTATCTAAGTGCTTGGCCATTGCTTCGACCATTGGGTCGAGATACAGCACCAGCGTCAGATAGAAATCATCGACCTCCACCGTCAGCTCATCGAGCTGGGGTACCGACATGTTATCGACCGGATACCCCAGATGGGTAATCAGGACTACCAGAGGATCGGCTTTCTTGCGCACATGTCGCATGGACGACAGGATATATGCTTTAGCGAACTCAGCCGTAGCATGAGTCAGCTGCTTCATGCGCATCGGGCCTTCATCGGCCACCACATGTCCACGTGGCCATTGGGCCAGGCATCCGTCCAAACAAGCGATCAGGTCGGATAGTGGTACTCGGATTAACTGCACGTGCTCACTCCTATAAGTGACGGAATCTTGATGATGATAAGAACATCTTTCGTCATCTCGATTGTCAGCACGTATCCCCTTAAATGTGAAAGGATGTGCTCATCTAGTTGGCAAAGAAAATTCAACTCATACCGCTTCTGTAATCGCTGGATTAACGCGTATTGCTTTTCCAGCGACGGGCAGTGAGGTGCTCTCGAGACCAGTGTGAGGTTAGCCTCATCGACCAGTTGCGATTCGATCACGTACTGCCATGCCAGAGGCGATAATTCGTTATCCCTATCCAGGGTATCGGTAAGAGAAGAAACGTCGAATATGAAGCCTACAGGGCCGTTAAAATCGATATTCATGGCTCCCCCTACAGGATAGGGGTTAAGTGTTTCTTTTTACCTACTGATTAGCCTAAAAAATAAAGCTAGGAGACGGGATTTCCCGTCTCCTTATTTTGCCAGTTAACTGAACGATGGATACCCATCATCACCTGCCGGGTTGACCTTATTCAGGGCCGGGCCGTGCAGGTTATAGTCATAGCGCTCCTCGGGAAATTCACCATGCCAATGACCATGGATACAGCGATGGCATTTATAACCAGCACTGGTTTGAGGTGTGCTGTGAATCGAGTCAACCGATCCGCAGCACTCGCACTCGAAGACGTTCATCGATAATTCTCCTTGACTTGGGTGGTTGCTAGTCACATTGGTAATGTGTGACTAGCATTATTTGGAAGTGTTAGGCGGCAACAGTGGATAGTTTACGACCCTTACGGAACATGGCCTTCATTGGTCTCTTGTCCTCGCCAAGAAGGGAAACCAACTCGATCTCGATGCCACCCCAGGCCTCATAGAAGGCCTCTTCAGAGACACCCTCGACACTGACCCACGGGATGACTTTGACCGTCCGCTCGTTATCGAGGATATGCAGCTCACCCCGATTACGGTTACGGATGAGGATTGCCTCTTGAAAGTCAGGTACCGAGAAGGCGCCAATCGGCTCCATGGGCATAGCACCATAAGCCATCAGTTTATATTTCAGCGAGACCAGTTCGTTGTCAAGCATGTAACCCCTGCGGAAAATTTTGTCTGCCTTTCTGGAGGACTGGACGCGGTTTTCATCACCAATCTGGGCGCGCCGGCGAGTACCCAGAATACCAGGTATCACAACCTCGTCGACTCCTGCGTTGAGGTGATCAATACCGGCACGCTTCGCAAAACGCAGCAGCTTGTCGCGGAATGCCATCTTGGCAGGGGTGCCCCAGACAAACCAGCGGCTATTCTGGTAGTTGACATTGGCGTGCAGCTGACGGCGGTAGTTCTCAATGTTCTTAGCGTAACTCATGTTATTGTTCCTCAGGTAAACCGATTGATGAACGATTCGTAATCTGGAGCAGTGCGAGTCATCTCCGTTACGAATCGCTTGAGCATGTGATTGTGCAGCAGTACAAGCTCGTATGTGCCTGCGGGATGGTGCACGAGAGCAGCGGCTTTGAGGCGGTCGTCGTAATGCTGTTGGAAGACATTATAGAGCGGCCGGACATTCGGAATGGATGAATCCCGAAGGTAGGCGGATACCGGGTAGAAATCGGTATCCGCATCGCCCTCGTTAACCGCTGCCACCAGGATGTTGGATCTGGTTGACATAGGGAGTCCTCAGATCAGGAGGTTAGTTTGCAGGCCGCCGTCCTCGGTCTTGTCGAAAGCACGCAGTTGCTCGGCGATCTTCTCTGCTTCTGCCAGTGTCCGGGTTTCGCGGAATTCGCACTGAAGGAAACGCCAGCCCTTGTACTCTTGCTGGAACTCGGTATTTTCATGCTTACCGTATTCCAGGTTGAGGTTGTTAAGCTGGATGTCGTAATCGGCATCTTCAGAGGCGAAGATCAGCGACAAACCCGAATCCGGCTCGACCATACGGACTACGCCGATACGCGGTGGAGCGACTTCAAAGTCAGGGCTGGTCACTTCAAGCCACCAATCCGGCACTGGTTGATCGTCGGTGAATTCATAGCGAGTCAGGTTCTCATCCATGATGATTACATCGACTGCTTCCGGCCAGAAGGTCAACAGTTCATCATTGGACTCGACGTACGCGACCACCTGCGCATACTCGCTGGTGAGTTCCATCATCCAGTACGGGTGGAAGAAAGGCCACGCGATGGGGCGGACATCCTGAATGTACTCGGGGTCGTTGAGGTAACGCTCAGGAACTGGCAGTTTGAAGGCGACCAGCATGAGACGCATGCCGGCAGGCACATCGACGTAGTGGGTCTGGCCCGTCTTCTGTTGTGGGGCCATGACATAAAGCGGATTACCGTCAACGTCACGGACGATATCTTGGGGAGTGGTACGACGGCTCATGGATGAAACTCCTTTTGATGAAATACAGAGATGGGTTACAGTAGTGACTCGGCATAAGGACAGCGGGATTGCTCCCGCTGTCAGTATGGTTTACAGAATCAGACCGGTGTCCGATACCTCGTCTTCATCCGCTGCGAAAGTTACCGCCTGCTGACGGGTCTTGCGCTGCATTTCCATTTCCTTCTTCAGGCCTTCCAGCTCAGTACGGATATCACCGAACGAGTGGTTCTCGATACCGAAGAACAGACTGGTGCTGGACTGGGCAATCGACGGCATGAAACCATCACAGCTGTAGGGCGCAAACACGCCTGGCTGCAGGTCGTCTTGGTCGCGCTTGAGGTACGCTACCGAGATCGGGTCCTTCAGTTTGGCTTCGAAACCCTTGATGGTGTCGTACACATGGATGCGCGCCAGCTGGGCCGGTACATCAGTGGACTGGTTGAAGAAGATGAAGCTCTTGATGTCGGCAGTGTCCAGGCCATGGTTACGGCGAGAGCACAGCATCGCCAAGGAGGCGATCATCAGGTGGGCTTCCTTGTCGATGGCCGAGCGCGGAACGTCCGGACGGTTCATGCCGAACTGGATCACGACCGGCTTGTTGACCGCACGACTGATCGCATCGAGGGTCTTCATGGTGCCGATGGTGTTTTCTGCAGTCTTGATCGACTCGTAAGACCCGGTGACCACGCCCACGGCCACATGACCGTCTTCGAGCAGCTGCTTGAGGATCAGCGGACCGGCAACCGAACCAGTGCCACCGGAGGCGGTGAAGATGACGATGTTCAGATCAGCTGGCTTGAACTTGCGCAGGATATCCGGAACCGCTTTGGCAATGGTCTTGTCATTGCTATTACGGATTTTGCCGGAACCATCGAGGTCGTTGAACAGCCAGGTCTTTTCGATGAGGCGATCATCGAGGTTCGAATCGGAGGTGTCGATGCAGGCCAGTTCGAAGTTGGCGATATCGGCACTGTGGCCTTCGTGGAAACTGAGGTACTCTTTACCGATGTTGATGCCTCCACCCCCGCACGCATATACCCTGATAGTGCCTACGGGACGGGTAGAAAGACCTTGACTCATGGTGTTACTCCTTACTGGGACTTTGGGTTGCGTTGATTTAGAACGGACATTTACATCTGGATAATGTATCATTGCAGAATATTCGATTGGGTTAGCCATCCAGATCGTATGTGCGGTTGTCTGATTTATTATTCACTTGCTCTATGAGCGTAACTCATCGACAGTTATCAGGTAGGAGAATTCATAATGGTAGATTTGGTCACTCGTGCGCTGGATTGCGTCAAATTCGAAATCCCACCGGAGGTGTTGCGTTATACCTTCTCGCCAACCCGTTACGATCCTTCTAAGCAAGGGTTGGTGCGTGATTACAGTACCGGTGTCAGCAACGATACCGTCATTCGTCGGCAGGTCATTGAAGCCCGTGTGCTGGTGGACATTAACCTCTGCTCTGGGGTTGAGGTCTTTATTCCACTGAACCATGTGGAATCGGAACGCATCGATAACTGGACGTATATCTACCGTATTCCTAAAGAGTTGACGCAAGGCCGCAGTATCACCGAGGTCTACGGTCTGAGCTACGGTCAAGGCCATACGTTAGGTAACGTTGGGGTGATCTCTGAAGACCGCTCTATGGCGCTGGAAGCAGCTGCGGGTTTGATGCAGTCCAATGCGGCATGGACTCAAGTTCAGACCTCTTACTGCACGCTGGTGGCAGACAACACTGTCATGGTCACCAACATGAACCGTGTGCCAGGAGTCGCCTTCCTGCGTTGCCTGGTCAGTCACGAACCTAACCTGAGTAACATTCCACTGGCCTACGCTGACAAGTTCAGTGAACTGGTGATTCTGGCTACCAAAGCGCACATCTACACCCGGACGATCATCCAACTGGATGAGGGTGCCATCCGCGGTGGTGCTTCGCTGGGCCGGATTCGTGAAGTGGTCGACTCATACGCCGATGCCAACCAGATGTACCGCGAGTTCCTGCGCGACCAGTGGCGTAAGGCCGGGGTAATGGCAAACCGCGATCAACATCGTCGCCTTATGCGCTATACTGTTGGGTCGAGGCGGTGAAAAATAACAAAAAATAAAGGACTAGAGAGGAGCCGGCCGGCTCCTCTCTATGCCGGACATCAAGCCACATTGCATTCAGTTTCCTTCCCTACCACATACAACCAAGCCGCAACAACCGGCAAGAAAAGACCTACAGCCAATAGCCAGAAGTGTTGTACATACACCAACAGTCCGTAGAGGACTGTAATCAGTACCCAGTTGATGATGGCCACGTGGTTAAAACGGAACAGGGTGTATTTTACAGCCCATCTGATCAGGCCGGCGAACTCGGTTATCCGCATGCCATAAAGCTTACGCATCAGGATATACCAGCCGACCAAGAGTATTGTCCCGTATATCGCAAGTGAGATGGCCAGTAGATCGGCCCAAAAAATGAGATTATCCATTGGGGGTGTTCATTCCATTGAGTTGTCGATAGAGGGTCTAATGACCCTCTATCGGTGATTGCCGTTATTCGGCAGTTTTCTTGGTGATCTTCAGGCTGAACTCACCGTCTTTACTCGATTTCTCGATGACGTAGTTCTTCTTGAAGTAGTCGGTCAAAGCGCACCCGACGACGACACCTAAAAATACTCGCAGCATGTGACTTACTCCTGTTCAGGGGTGGGGGTGGACGAAGCCTTTTCAGCTTCACGTTGTGCCTTCTTCTTGTCTGTGTAGACAGTCAAGGCGATACCGATTACAACACCGATGAGAAAGCGACCCATGGTTGAAACTCCTAAGTTATATTGCAGAGAGACGGATATTAAGCAGCTTGTTTAGCCTGCAGGTATCCGGTGTTTACGGTTTCGAAGATGAACGCCCACATGGCGGTTTCCGCCGGGTTGGCCTGTTTTAAGGCCTCTTCCACTTCCAAGTACATGGCCTGATACTCAGTATCATCTTCGATCTGCGGATAGATGACGCCGTCACGCAGGACACTTCCTGCCAACAGGACTTCGTCATTACCCTGCATAGCCTTGACCGCCTCGGCCAGGACATCCAGATCCAGCAGATCGTCGTTACGATACTGCTTGGTCAGAGTAGTCATTTCCTGGGTGCGGCTGATCGACAACTGGGAGACGGTGTAACGCTGGGCGAAGTCAACAGTGATCTGGATCAGAGCGGCTTCAATGGATTTGATAGTACGTGCAGTCATGGCAGTTCTCCTAAGAACAAGGGTATGGTAGGAAGATCATTCTTCCTACTCACTGGTACTATGTATCGTTGAAATATTTTCGAATCAGATTTCGAGCCGGTATAAGGGGAGGGCCGACGCCCTCCCCAGTATGTTGGCTTAGCCTTTGTTGAACCACTCCACGCCCGCGTAGTAGCTGTGGAACAGGTCACGCTTGACATCGACGATCGAATGGACTGAGCGATGCAGTTTATTCTCAACGACACCGCACAGGTCCTTGAAGGTCATCAGGGTCGCGCCGATGTAACGGATGTCATGACCGATGTCCCGTGCTGCTGGCTCTGCCATGCTCGGGGTGATCTGACACAGCCGCTCGTAGTCACGGATGTCCTTGATGAACAGGTTGAACAGAGCCTCTTGGGTCATCCGCAGTGTACGGTCACGCTCTACACTGACTTCCTTCAGGGTCTGTGTGACGAAAGCATCGCCCCACTGATCACGGATGAAGGTCATGAGTTTCGGGTATGCCTTGTCCACCTGCTGTTCCTGACGACTGGCCAGAAAACCGAGCGGGATGTACGCCAGCGCTTCTTTGGCCCAGTTGTGCTTGGTGGAGACCAGGTTGACGTACTGAACATACTCACGGATGGCTTGATTGAGGCTCATACTACTTATTCTCGCATGGTTAGGTGTGGTCGCCCGAAAAGGTAAAGGGCCGTGTCAAAGCATTCTACCCGAACGGTAAATAAAACCTCGCCCGCCAATCATTGTTCACCGAAACTCATGATCCCCATCACCACGGCCTGTGTACACGGTTAGGTGCTCAGTCAGATCGACCATACCGCCCTCGGTACTGACCTTGACCCTGCCTTCCTCAACGACCAGTACCGGAATCTCTTCCGAAGCATCCTCAGGTCGGCCCTTGTAGTAGTACAAGCTAGTTGGGATTCGCCCTGTGATGATATCGCGCTCAGGAATCATGCCATTGGTTCCAGCATCCTGTTCCTGAGATACTACTGGGTTATGACCCGGCATGAACAGGACATTACGTCCCGATTCAATAAACTGACCTGCAGCCTGCATGACGTTCTCATCCCAGTCGTTGACTATCAATCCCACGACAGGTGCCTTAGGTTCTCCGACAGGGGAGAGGATATCTTCTAACGATGCAAATAGATTCATGACCATTACCATTTAGTGAATTGGGTGTGCGCTCTAGGCTTATACGAAATGCGCTGGTTCCGACCGAGCGTCACGACATTGACTTCAGCGTACTCGATGACGCCATGCGATGGGTAGACCATCAAGTGAGGGACATTGGAGGCATACCGATGGCGACCTTCCTGAAAGTCCTGGCGTTGGCTTGCACGGATGAACGCTTCACGTGTTTTACCCTGGTTCAGTAGGATCTGCTTCTTGAAGTCTGGCCAGTCACGTCCCAATTCACCCCATTTACGTTGAAGGTCATTGATTTCCCGGATGTACTTCATCAGCAACACCGGATCATCGTCTACCCAGTTATGTTCCTTGACGAACTTATCCATGAATGCCGTTTTACGTTCGCTCTCCACCACCCGGTACAGCAGGTCGCGTTGCAACGTGTCGACATCCACGATGTATTCATACAGGCGGTTCCCCTTAAAACCAGACGGCATGATCAGGTCCATACAGAGTAGGTAAGAGGTCAGCTGGGATCGGATCGAAGAAGAACGAGATATGATCAACGTAAGGTCCTTCACTCAGGTATTGCTTAGCGCGTTCTTCTGAACGCTTCACCTCAGCGCCATCGGCCTTGCCTGATTTACGTCGGGTCTGTAGACTAGGGTAGAGTTCCCTTGCGTAATGATAGAGTTTCAATGAGCTGCTCATGGATAGAAAAGACCTTAGGTAAATAGATCGTGCTATAGGATTCCTGTCAGACAGCATAATAGCCAGCACTAGGCTGGTCTCTTAAAGTTTTTTCTTACAGGATTGTTGTTATGGTGTGATACGTTTATCTGACCCCTTATATTTAGTGAGGCTACGCCTCACAGAGAAGCTCGTGTTGTGCGTCTCTCCTCCGGTCATTCTTCCCTCCAGATAGCCACCCAAACACGGCAAGTCTATCCCTTCCTATCCTTTCTTCCCTCACTCCCCCAGATTAATTCCTCACTTCGTTCGTCATTAATCTTGCCCCCTCGCTCCCTTCTTTCCTTTCCTTCCCAGAGCAGGCGACAAGACTCGCATACTATACAGACTTCGGTTACAAAAAATAAAGACAGGCTACCAGCCCCGAAGGGCGGTAGCCATTTATGCCGTCAGTGTACAGAACCCAGACGCCAATCCATCTTGTAGATAAGACGGTGAACTTCTTCACCGTAATGGATCGACAAAGGGACAACCATGCTTACATTGGCCTGTCCAAACGACAGCTCGCCATGGACATGGCCGCCCGCTGCATAGACCTTATAACGAATACCGGCAGCTACCAGCGCCTTGTAGACATCCTCTCGCATCATTGAGATTTCATCAACGAACTGTTTAGCTGTGAGTGTATCGAAGTATTTTTCGTCATACCCAAACAACAGACTCGATATACTGCGGATCAAACTGCCTGCTTGACGACTGTGAGCGATTGCAACTTCCTCCGGCATGTCCTCAGGCTGCTCGTACTTCATGCATTCGGCAGCGATCGCCTTCATGGTATTGATACACTCGGAAGTGACTTCGAGGGCGATAGGGTTATTCATCATTGCGACTCCTAGGGCAAAAAAAGATCCTCACCCGGTTGGCCGTTAAACGGCTAGGGGGAGCCATGACCAACCAAGGGCATGGATGAGGATCTAAGAATTACTTAGACGGCTTTACCGCCCAGCTGAAAGGTGATGTAGAAGGTTGCTGCTTGCGGAATCACCGACTCAGGCTTGGACTCCTCATCTTTGAGTAAGCCAAAGCCTACCTCGTTGATGATGTCGAGCGTCCGCTTGTTGCGCAGATCCTTCATAGTAATGACCTCACCGAACCCTGCACGGATTTTGGTGACATTCAGACCGAGGGTAAGAAGCTCGCTGGCGCGGTCAAAATAGACTTCGACTCCGAACTTTTCCATGGTATCGAACTTCTGCTCCAGCGTGCCGGTTGCATGAGCATCTGCCAGCTCGGCATAGATCAGCTCATAGGCCGGATGAACCTTGGCTTTCTCACGCCATTCGGCCTGAGTGATACAACCATGGCTTTCATCGACCAGGCAGTTCAGACGACTGGTCAGTGTACCTTTCAGCTCAGGCAGCGGACGGATGGTGCTTTGACCGCGAATGACGCGAACCTTACTCAAGCCCAGCTGGGCATTTTCATCTTCAATCGCCATGAGGCGCTCCAAGCCACTGAGGTCAATGTCGTGAGAATTGAAGTCCATGTGATTAAGGGTGCACAGTTCGCTCGGATCGCTGAACAGGAAGTTACTGACCGGATGGTTTTCCAGGGTAGCTGCATGCGACATTTTGACTCTCCTAAGTAAAGTCAGGTTACAGGTTGGGGTTTATTCAGCTCTATCATGTATCATTGTAATTATTTCGATTCGATAAATAACCGGGACTGTGCGTATCGCTATGATACGTACACCCCCTACTGTCTCCAACAGGATATTACCTATGTCAGGCACAAACCCGACAGTGAAGTCCTTGTTCGATGCGGCGTGCAGCCATATCAGCATTGACCGTAACTTCATTCGCCGCCTGCAGACCTATCGCCAGAACTTTGCCAATAAGAACGACGACCATGTCGCATTCTTCGGCGGTCACCTGATGGGTGTGCAAGATGTACGCTTTACCAAGAGCGATCGTATCGAGTGGTTCACCTCGGTATTGGATATTGACGATGTCAGCCTGCAAGATGATCTCTTGCAGTTGAAGTCACTCGTCCCTGATCCGAAGAAAGTGCGCTATGTTTCCACGGATGTCATGAACCTATCGTGTCTGTGGTTGGTCCATGCGATCTACAACGCTAAGTTGACCGATAGTGAAAAGCATGCAGCCATGATCGATTCGTTGCTGGTGCTGCAATACAAGTTCATTACCTCGATTCTGTCGTACTGGTTCCCAAGCCGCGCCGACGAGGCTGTGGCAGTGGCCACCTACGCACGCCTGCCCAAGAAGTACAAACTCAAGGAATTGGGTAGTTGGGGCGCGCTCCTGCAATACCGTGCGGAAGCTTCTATCGATAAGCGCTCACCTCACTTTCTCAACAAGACCTTCCAAGACTTCGATGACGACTACGACATCATCTACATGGTCAATGACATTCAAGGGCGGATCAAGGGTTATCTGAGAAACATCCGTGACGAGTTTGAGATCGTGCGGCGCGATCCCACTGCGTTGATCAAGACCAATTCCAATACCACGGTCAATATGGACGGCGAAATTGTCGTCAAAGCTCGGAAGAACCAATACAGCACATACCGTCGCTATCTTGACGATGTCATGACTGATCGCAACAGTTTTATCATCAAGGAGCTGACTGAGATCGTGGCTGGCTGCATGCCGAAGCTCCCGTATCGCAACATGGTCGACTGTTTGGAATATATGGCCAAACATTCCTCCAAGCTCAAAGGCGATCCCAACGTCACCAAGCTGGCCGACCTGACCCTTGAGCACCTGTTTGATTTCATTGCCTCAAATCGCAACGCGATCAATGTCAAGGATCTTCCGACACTGCTGACCAAGTTGCGCAATCTGTATACCGCCTCTCGGGCCAACAATGACCTGTTGCTGCAAATGCGTGAGATCGGCGAAGAGGTAGTCCGTAAGGCTGTAAAAACCAAAAACACCGCATTGGTTGCGTCGATACGCACCGGCGCCATCCTTTACTTGGTGCTAAGAACAGTCACCATGAACCATTACAGGAAAGACTAAATGCCTCGTCCACGCAAGGTCCATACCGCAGATGATCCAGCCATCATTGAGGTTCGGGATATCTATACACCTTATCGCCTCACCCAATCCCGTTGGAACGAGGTGGCCCTCAAAGGCTGGTATAGCCCAACCGCACTGATGACCCATGAATACCGTCGCATGATCTCGCCGTATGCTCCCTATGAACTCGGCTGGTTAACTTTGAGCGGTCAGCAACTCGGGTCGCAGATGATCGATTTTCTCGATCTGGAGCTGGCAGCTTATAAAGTCTTCAAACGGACCGCATTCGATTGTGCCTATCGGCAACTGGATTGGGCACTGGCCTTTGCCTCACTGCCCACTGACGAACATGACCATGCGTTGGCTAACCGTCCTGTAAGCGCCGCAGAGCTTCTAGGGGAGCAGTCGTTCAAACTCCTAGGGTTGGTTAACCCCATGGGTTTTGTGAGCCCTAGCAGTCGTCATGGAGCGTTCTATCCGGTTATCAAGATGCCGGTGAACCCGGAACCTGAAACAGCGACCAGACCATTCATCATCGACTGTCATAAAGCGCAATCGCTGATCGAACGCGCCAATGCATTTGATCGTTTTGCCGATCAGATTGAGCAGGAATTCTACAGGGTGGAAGACAAGTTCAAGCAATTGACATCGGCTCGTAAGCTGCGTCTTAAACCATTCCTACACAAGACCAAGTACTTCGATCCGGAATTGATCTCCGATGCCAACATAGCCCTGGCAGGTGGCCTGTTCTACCGAGCACGATCACTGGCAGACTTCCTGCGTAAGATGGTCTACACCAACGTCATGTGATGCGGCATACAGGGAGGGCCAACGCCCTCCCTGTATGCTGTCTTACCGCACCACCAGTTCACCTCGATTACGTGAGTAGGTTCTACGCTGGCGCTGCACCATCCCAAAGTTAATCGGGCGATCCAATTCCAACTCCCTCCCTGGCCCAAGGTTCCGACCAATGATTGCGCGCCGTTCGCGGTTGCTTTCTTTGATCTGATCGATCGAACCCACAGCATCCATGTCAAACTCTTCACTGAGTTGAGACATCAACACGTCCAACTTATGCTGGAGTTTTATCCGTTCGTAAGTGCTGCGCTCAGCACCTAACTGTTCTGACAACTTGGCAATCTCATCCCTGATGCGCTGTTGTTGATCATATCGACGCTGCTCATCCCACGAAAGCTTGTGTTCAGCTTCATAGACCCGCCGCTTGACTTCGCTCAACGTGATACCATAGTGCTCAAGGTTTTTGCCGTATGTCAAGAACCAATGGCACAGTAGCCAGCTGATGACATGGTCGTCATGACCTGAGGCATCGTGGTCAATCCGATTATTCCGCTCAACCAACCGAGACAGTTCACTTTGAAGCTTCGAATCCCGCACCAGACTGCCTGACTTCTTGGCAGCCTCTTGTAGCACAGGACCGTAGATGATCTGACGCAGATCGCTATTGGTTGGGAACCCGAAGAACTTTCGATAAGACCGATAATTGTCTCGATCACCGATGTATTCTTGGAAGCGTTTACGATCCTGCGGCGACTCATCTTTGGCATCGACCAATGTCGAGTAGATACGTTTGGCTGGGTCGATTTTGTACGTCGGCAACGTGAGTAGCATGGTATCGAGAATACCGATCCAGGTGGACTTCGATTCTGGTACCAGCGTCAGTTTAGGGAAGCGCACCATGATCTTGATCAGCCACATGGCAAACACTGTCAGGTTCGAGTCATTTACTGTCCATGCGCCGACCACCTCAAGGGTACTGGTGTCGATGATCACTCCAGTGATGTTGTCTCGTCCCACCGCGTTTGAGGTATCCATACCCATGATCACTTCACGGTTAGGCAGCCCGGCCTGGACCTCAGCTTCTGAGACATACCAGCGAATCGAGTAATGATCCTGCTTATCGATTTCCAAATAAGCCGGTTTGACCACACTGGCATGGATCTTCCGCAGGGTGTCTTTAGACAATGGGTTTCGGGCGTTACCCGATGTCCATTCGTTCATGTAGTCACGGCGGACTTCATCACCGGTCTGACGCGATTCGGCGATCTTGGTCCGCAGCCACGCATCGGTCTTACCCAGTTGCTTATGGTTGAACGTACCGTTGATCAAGATCGCTTCTTTGTTGCGGCATTGCTTACGCACCACTTCATAAAGCTCTGCCTGATCAGCACAGTCATAGAACTTATCGTTCCACTCCGCCCCACCTGTCATGAGGTCGTAGGCATACGCGCCTTCTGGCGTGTCCAATTCCCCAGCGGTTGTGGTAAAGATGTTACCGTAAGGCAGACCGTTTCGAGCCGCTTCTTCACGGGCCGCACCACCACCTGCCAGCATAACACCGAGCGAGATGTGTACGTTCTTCAGGAACGCGATTTCGTCAGTGTGGCTGTGTGGGGTGGTCAGACCACGACCCAGGTTACGGGCAGCTTCTTCGTCCTTTTGCGGGATGTACACCACCATCCGATTGCCTTGGGAGTAGTTGGTGAACTCCTTCTGGTTATCGGTGTCTTTCTTGGTGATATTGACCAAGTACTTGGGTAGCAGACCCCGTAGTTTCTTCAGACGGGCGATGTGTTCTTTAAACAAGTCACCCTTAGTGAACAGGTTGGAACGCGAGTTACGGGCGCCAAAGACCTGATACCAGACCGAGATACCATCGGAGTTTAGCGACTTACCGGTCTGACGAATCTGGACCAGAAAATAATCGATGTGGTTCAAGAAACTCCACCACAGCGAGATGTTACCCCGGTTCGCCTGCAGCTGCATGGGTGTATCACCGGCAGCCGGAGGTACACGCATGACTTCACGAATAAAGTACCACGGGTTAAACGTGCACTCGATCTTGATCTTAAGTTTAAGTTCGTCCGAGAGCATGGGGTCAAATGGATCGACACCCTGCAAGTCAGGCTGCATCAGTGCCAATGGGAACAGATGATTCTGCACCCCCATGTGTTTTAGCAAGGCGGAAAATTCCAAGAATGAGGTATTCTTGGTTTTGGTGTCCCAGATAGCAGTTGGGTAATTATCCCAGTCCTTCTGGAAGAGAATTGTTTGCATGACGCCTCCAAATACCTAGGTCTGTCGAGGAATATCCTCGACAGACCCAAGTACGTGAATCAGTTGCTCTGCTCGACAGCCAGGCCGGTCACACCCAGTTGAAGCTGAGCGTTTGCGGTCTCCCGAATCCAACGGATGTAGATGGTCTCACCTACATTGACGTCGTTGAAGATGGGGAATTCCTGTTTCCACTGAGACAGTGCGAACGTATATTCGCGAGTCTTGGTGTGGATGATGAAATGAGTCGGCTCAGGAGCCTGGACTTCACTGGTGTCATCGAACAGATGGTTGAGGGGATAGTACAGCTTATTGAGCCAATCACCTACGTCAGCAGCCCCTACATCCAGTTTCAGACCGGAGAGGTTGGTGTTGATGAAACGGTTCTTGGCCACGACGCCTGCACCGAAGAATTTAGCTTGTGCCGGGTCACACTTGACCTGCCACTTATCGCCATTCTCGTTACCGGCTTTGTTCAGGGCGATTTCAGCCGCCTGAGTGAAACGGTGTGCACTGAAGATAGGATCGACGTTGCTCAGCAACACGCCAAACTTCAGACGCTGACGGGACACAAAGTCCGATCCGTCGAAGGCCACTTCATTGTCTGGAATCTCCACCACCGAGCGAGGCACTCGATAATAGACATCCCGATCGATGTTGAAGAGCCAGAAATCCAGGTCGTAGCGACCCGCTGGAGAGTTCCAGGTCGGGAAGGCGTACAGACGCACACTATAAGCATGGTCTGCCGCGACGGCCTTGATGGTAAAGGCTTCGGTGATATAACCGTTTTCGGTGATACCATGCTCAAGCGAATACTCATCTTCACTCAGTCGGTAGCTCAGGGTGAGCTTGTGGGGATGTGACTGAATGGTCGGCGAATACCAGCGCAGGCCGTGCAGGCTCATCTTGCCGGTACCGTCCATGACGATGGGTACTTCCATCTCTTCACCGGTGTTATAACGCACGACCCCAATCAGGGTGATGGTACGCACATCGATGTTGATTGGCACGATCAGCTGACTCGGATCAGCATCAGATACATACGGGCTCTTGATCCCGATGCTGCGGATTTGCTTGCGACCAGCGGCAGTGCGACGCACCAGCGAGGTGTTTTCCACCAACATGGTCGAGTGACTGAGTTTGTGACCAACGGCATTATACAGCACAACCGTGACCACCTCACCATTGTTCAACCGGCGATTGGTGTTGCCTGCTTTAGGCGCCCAGATCGCGAAGTTGTTGATGTTGTCGTTGCCGACATGCTCAAGCGGAATGTTCTCGCCAATGAACTCACCCGACGGACTGTAATACGCACTGACCACGATACCGTTGTCAGTAATGTCCGTACCCAAGAACACCTTGTAGTGATCGGCATCGGAACGATACAGGTGCAGACGCCCGTCAATCTGCATCGAGAACGGCATTTGCCGAGTGTCGATATACACCCGCCAGCTTTCGCTCTGCATGCCACTGCCTACGCCAAGCAGCTGGTCGATGACGACATTGTTTTGCGTCACGGCCGGCAGCGTCCAAGGAATGTACTGGCACAGCCCTGTGGTGATGTCGATGGTGGTCACCAGATACCAACCGGAGGTCAGGTCGAGGATCAGGTCATTGACGTTCGGGCAATGCAAACCAGTGCCTGGCTTGCCGGTGAAGATCTGGTTCATGAACCAGATGCGTTGTTCGCGATCCAGATCGACAATGCCAATCTGGGGGATATCGGAAACTGTACTCATTTATTCAATCACGGGGGCGGTTACCCCCGTGCTCCTGAGGCAATTAAATGGGCAGGTGGTCGATGATGATGGAATGGGTGATATCGATCTTGTCGTTGAGCATGACTCGAATGACGCGCGCGATAAAGTTGTACTGGTAAATGGTCAGTGCATACGGGGTGTTGCGCTCATGAGCATCAATCAGCACGTACCGCTCATCCAGCCCCATCATGGTAGGCTCGTATTTGAGCAGCCAGAGGTAGGGTTCGCACCATTTGCGCACATCGACATCGCTGTAGTATTCCTGCAGCGGTGTTTGATCGAAATAGCCGTTGATGAGATCATGCATGATCTTGCCAACAAACGGACTATACAAGGCATGCCGACGTGGGATCAGGTTAACATCCTGGGCAGGGATCTCACCCAACCTATCGGTCATGTAGTCTTCGATCTGCAGGTCGGTCGCCTCGGCCTTATTGCGCAGACTGTAGGCATCTTCATGCGTTACACCGCGCAAGGGAATCAGCGGTTCAGTGACTTGGTAGGGTGCGCCATTGCGTACGTTCGGTAGCAGAACCTCAGGACGGTCTTCCGCCCAATTGAGTTCATTGCGACAGAACACACGCCCATCGGCAATCACCCGGATGACTTTGTCATCGCGCAGGTTCCAGCGATTGTTGCGACTGAGCAGACCATTTTCCACAAACCCGTATTCGGCTTCCTTGACACGGGACATGTCTGGGTTGCAGAAGCCGGTCGCCCGGATGGTGACGATGTTGCGGGTCCCTGCCTGGTTGCGCCACTGCTTATTGATGATGCAGATCTCTTTATCGACCTGTACCCAATCGAGTTTCTCAACCAGCGGGTGACCATTTAGCCAAATTTCCAACAGGCCGCTGGGTATCTCCACCAGTCCGTTGTACAGTACGCCGTCGATCCGCAGTTCCTTGACGTTAAGGCTGAAACGCAGCAGCTTATCGTCGTAGTCCAGTTCCAGGTTGTACGTCAGGAAGGTGTCATCCAACTTAATAGCTGTGTAGTGACTGATCGGATTGACCTTCCACATCACCATGCCATCGACCAGGTCGTAATAGTCGGCATTGTCGGTTACATCCTGCCAATCACCGGTGGGTTTGCCTGCCTGGATGGGACAGACGTAACAACGGTAATTGAGACTAGGTGGCGGTGCATAATTGCGTGCATAGACGGTCGACTGCACCTCTCCGCCCCGGCCGACGATCCCCTCAATATACCGGCACTCAGCGGTGCGTGGGATGTACCACTGCGAATTAACGTTGAGGTGCCATCCGAGTAGGTGGCCTTGTGCATCATATTCGTAGATGGTGGATTCGCCCCGAAGACCGAAGGGCAATTCGACCCACGCCTTAGCTTGTTCGACCAACTGTGGAGTGTCAGCCACGATACGGGTGATGGCGTTATACCCGTAAGCGGACTCTACCATCTGCCGGGTGATGGTCCCAGCTTTGGCCCGCATCAGTGCGGTGTAAGCCGATTTCTCCAGCTCTTCGATCCGCCAGACATCGACCACTGCTTCAGAACCCATGATCGCCGCGTAAAAATCCTCGCGTTCGAACTTATACAGTTCTTTAAGATGATGGGCGTCGTCCGTCAGTGCCTTATCCATACCCGAACGCCGCTGTACAAGCTGCAACGTCAGCTGGTTATTGGTTGCCCAATTTGGATTCATCGAGCAGAACTGGTCGATCGACGCCACCGGCACCGAATAGTCCTGATGGGTTACCATCCGGAGCGAATCTTCCTGGTTCTTGTGAAAATACACCCCTTTTTGAATGAAGGGGGTGTGCTTGTACATGAGGAAGATATCTTGATCATCGCGGTAACGGATCAACTGGTCAAGTGACCGCGGCGGGTGCAGGAGATACTTCTGTTTCTGATCCAATTCGGAAAGAAACACCGGCAGATCCTTGACCTCAAATTCCACCACCCGCTCAACCGAACTGTCCCGGACCAGCTCTACTCGATCGTTTCGAACGACCGTCGCGGTGGTGATATCATTAACGCGCCAACCGTTGACATAGCAGAACACATACCCGGAGCGCTCCTGCATTTGCCGCAATGCAAAAGTCAGGGCATTGATCTGCGACGTGTTTGCAGGTACCGAGTAAAGATATTCGACACCCTCATGAATGTCCTGCTGCTCCTCACGGTTGAAGAACTCATTGCTGTAGAAGCGGAAGTACAGGTCTTCTTCACCAAATCCTCCAATAGAAGGCAGGTGTTCCACCGCGACCACGATATTGCCATCCTCGGTCATGAGGAAGTATGCCAGTTGCCGGGGAATCATCATGCCGCGTTCGCTGTAGATGTCGATCAGCATGTTGGTGTCGACCATCTGACTGCTGGCGCTGGTCCAGACATTCTTCTTCAGCTCCAGACCCAGATTGCTCTGAGCGATGTTGCCAAACTGGAACACGTGATACCGAATGCCGGGTTGTGGCAGGTTGAACGTGTTCCACAGGACAGGGATACTTCCACGAGCCCCGACTTTAGGGCTGATGCGTGCAGGTAGCAGGATGTGCTGCCGGTCTTGCTCTGGCGCACACCAGACATGCTGGTACGCATGGTTGATCAAAAAATCATCGGAGGTCATGAAATCACCTATTGATTAACGGGTTTTGCCTTTAGCCATGCCCGCCAGTACTTCCATCGAGCGGATGAATTCATCGCCCGTCCGACCTACGCTCAGGCGTTCAACCAACTTACCCAGATGGGTCTTGCGCCACACCTTGGCATTACAGGCTGCTTCCACCAGGGCCAGGAATGCCGGCGGATATTCGAGGGCTACGGTCGAGATTTCCTGCGCACCATAGCCAAACCAAGAACGGCCCAAGGCCATGACCAGGAAGCCGACATTGATCTGACTGACGCGGGTGTTGTGCGCAAAGTACGCCTGTACGCCTTTGACGTAGTCGTCGAGCAGGTTCATATACGGTAGCTGGCCAACGATACCTTCGATGAGATGCAACGGGTGACGAGTCCAGCGCTGAATCAGCTTCATCAGCTTGGCTTTGCCTTGTTCGCTCAGGCATTCTTCGGCGGTGAAGAACTGCTGCGCGTAGTAGAGTCCAGTAATGATCTGAAGCTCTCTTGCCACTTCAAGGTCAAGACCCAGCTTGGAGGCGATCGAATGACTGACCCAGGAGATGTAAACCTGCGCGGCCAGATCACCAACACGCAAGAAGTCCTCACGCATTTGGGGTTGTTTAACCCAAAGTGCAGTCAGGTCACCGATCCGACAGAAGAAGTCAGATTGCATCTGGTTGACGACGACGAAACCTGCATCATTGCGGTTATCCCGGCGCATGAAGGATCGACCGTCCATGAACACAGCACCCCAGTCACTCAGACGGCGATCGGCGTATTCAACATGGGTGATAGGCATCACGAAGGCAGGTACTTTCTCGGCGATCGGAGTGACCATCATCACCGATTCACTTTCTGCAATCAGTCCACCCAGAGCTTTGGCGATCGCCAGTTCACTGACGATTTGAGCGATCGGATGGCGACGCAGCACTGTGGAATTCCAAGGACTGTCAATCATTTCTTGTAACCTCTGTCAATGCACCTAGTAAAAAAATACAAAATAGTATGTGGTGGTGGTATCGATCACATCGAGTACCGAATCCTACGTAAATGTAGGCAAGGGCCATACCATTCGTAACTTCACGCGCGAAGTTGATTTATTTCCCATGGGAGACATTATAATGTCGTCTGTATCGATGGCTTCGTCTTTGCCGAGAACGGAAGTTCTTGGTTTCAAAGATGTGAGCGGCCAGGGCCAACCGCTGGAGATCGTCAATCTGCCGATTTTCCTGCCGTTCGCTCCTCTGTTCACCTCTTGGGGTCCTTCGGACACCGCCAACCTGGTAAGCGGCGATGGCTTCAGCACTATCTACGGTGCCGAGACTTTCAAAGCCGGCTCGAAGTTCCTGAGCCACCAAGCTGCCATGCTTCAGAAAGTTCTTCAGACCGGTGCCATGGGTCTGGTCCGTCGTATGAAGCCTGCTGGCGCCAAGACCGCCACCCTGCGCATCTGGGCAGACGTCGTGGCTGACAAGATTGACCAGTACGAGCGTAACGTCGACGGTAGCTACAAGCGTACCAATGGCGAACTCGTCCCGACTGGCGAACAAGTCGATGGTTACCGTGTACGGTTCCACATCGACGAGCCGGGTGAAGCCGGCCTGCGTCAAGGCAGCCCGACCACTGGCACCCTGGTGTCGGCAGACGGCCAACCTTCGACCATGTATCCACTGATCGACCTGGAAGCCCGTTTCTTCGGCGAGAAAGGCTCGAACTTCGGTATCCGTCTGGTTGCCCCGAGCACCAACTCCAGCACCCCGGCCAACGCCGAGCTGGTCGAAAGCCAAGGCGCTTTCCTGTACCGTCTGTCCATTCTGGAGCGTGCCAACCAGAACAGCACTGGTCAGCCGCTGATGACCATGAATGGCGAGCCGTTCGTGGAGTTCAGCCTCAAGAGTGGTGTGGTCGATGCAAAGACCAACATCAACTACTCGTACGACAAGCGTATCCTCAAAGCGTTCGAGGACAACGATCCGGAAGTGTTCTCCGGTTATGGCCCGCTCAAGACGTTCCACGTCTACAGCAAGAACCTCGACGAAGTCCTGAAGAAGTTGCTCGTGACTGAAGCCGACTACGGCCTGATCAGCACCGACGTAACTCCTGAGCAGTCGATCAACCTGTTCGGTGGTGCCGACATCAATGGTGTTCCGTACTACTCTATCAAGGTCGAAGGTCCGGCTGCTGGCGGCGTTCTGTTCGGCGACTCGGCCACCCATTGGCTGCTCGGCGGTGCTGACGGCGACGTCACCCCGCAAACGTACGACCAAGCAGTGCGTGACGAGCTGAACGTATTTGGCGAAGGCGAAATCCCTTACGCTGACCGCGCTAGCTACCCGATGTCTGCGTTCATCGATACCGGCTTCAGCATGGAAACCAAGTTGCTGATGGCCAACATCATGAGCGTCCGTCCGGATGCCTGGGTCCTGGCGTCTACTCAAGACGTCCTGGAGCCGCTGAACACCCCAGAAGAAGATTCGAGCATCGGTGCATCGCTGCGCAATGCCCTGGCCCTGGTGCCGGAATCGGAATTCTACAACACTGGCGCGTGCCGTGCCGTGGTGATGAAGCATGCCGGTGAATACCTCGACTCCGAGTACTCCGGTATCCTGCCGTTCACCGTGGACTTCGCCGTTAAGGTGGCTGCCTATATGGGTGGCGAGAAGATGCGTTCGGGCTATGCTCCGGACAACGGTTCCTACCGTGTGGTGTCGCGTTTCATCAATCACAACGCCAAGTTCCGTCACGTCAAGCCGCGCAACACCGACTGGCAGGCGGGCATCAGCTCGGCCGAGCCATTCGACCATCGCGGTTCGGTGTTCTTCCCCGGCATCCAAACCGTCTACCACGACAACACGTCGGTCCTCAACTCGTTCTTCCCGATGGCGATCTGCTGCCACCTCAACCGCCTCGGCGAGTTGGCCTGGCGCATGTTCACTGGCGACAGCCGTCTGACGGCTGGCGAGTACGCCGTGAACGTCGACCGCTTCCTGGAAGCGCAGGTCAAGGATCGTTACGACGGTCGTGCTGACATCACCCCGAGTTCCTACTATACCCCGGCTGACACCCAGCGCGGCTATAGCTGGCACACGGACATCGAAGGCTTGTTCGACGGCATGAAGACAGTTGGCGTGCTGACTGTTGTGGCTGGTCGTCGTCCTGGTCAGGAGACTGAATAATGGGCGTCCGTCATCGCGACACTCTCCTGGGCAATGGCCTGGGGTACGGCGAGTTCAACAACTCGCCGATGGTAAACCTGGCGATTGGTGGGCAGAACGCCTACCAGTCTGACCTGCGTTACTTCCATGCCAACACCGACTACGTCCGTCGCAACCTGGTCATCAAGGTGTTGCAAGCTCCTCGTGGCTTCCAGCTGCTGGACAACCCGGACAGCTACTACAAGGCTCTCAAGGGCATTGTGGAAATGCACGCTCAGACCTGGGACGGCTTCAACCGCACCCTGCAAGTCAACAGCGTCGAAGCCCCGGTCTCTGGCGCGGGTGAAGTACAGCACACCCCGAGCAACGTGACGCGCACGCGTTCCGATCCGTCGATGACCATCCGTGAAAAGTACGGCCGTCCAGTCCAGCGTTTCCTGGAAGCCTGGATCACCGAGCTGATCATGGACCCGGATTCGAAGGTGCCAGGTATCGCCACGCGCATCAACGCGCCGACCGACCTGCTGCCGGACATGTACTCCATGTCCATCATCGCCTTCGAGCCGGACCCGACCTTCACCAAGGTCAACTCGGCGTGGCTGATGACCAACATGTACCCGACCACAGCCGGTGATTTCACTGGTCGTCGGGACAAGACCGCAGACGGCGAAGAGCTGGTACTGTCGGTACCGTGGACGGGCATGCAGCAAGTGGGCATCGCCGTTGATCGTTTCGCTCAGCAACTGCTGGACGCCATGCCGAAGACGGGCACCAGCCCGAACCTGAAGCCGGCGTTCATGACGGGTGTTGAAGAAGACGTCAAGAAGCATGCCGTTGGTTTCACCGAGCAGGTCGCGGAGTTCAACCGCACTTTCATCAAGCTCTAAGCCTGACGAAAGAAAAAAAGAACAGCTAGGAGGGAGCCCAATGGGCTCCCTCCTATGCCGTCTGTCAGTATTTCAGGACGATAGGACGCAACGCATCGCCTGGGACACGAATGTCTCCAAGCTCTTCGATCTTATCATCACGGTGATCGAAGATTGTATAACGTGCTGAAGTCAGGCGACTTTCACGCTCACGCCGACAAGAATCTGCCAGACGAACGATGAACACATCGTCATAATCATCATAATCGCTGATGACGTACGTGCCTCCCATCCCTTCTACTTTGACGAATTGATTCATCTGTGGAATCCACTCGCGGTTTAACGCCGTCGGTTCTGGTTTACGTTCCTCCTCACTGATGCGTTGTGTTTCCCGTACACCCGCTCCAAAAGGTCGGTGAGCATTATGCCCACCTCGGAATCGCGCGCCAAGATCTGCGATTCCAGCTTTCTTGTCGGACACATCCTTGGTAGGATTGTCGTCGTTCTCCGTTTGGGGTTTCATCTGAATGTTCAGCTTGATCAGCTCGTCGGTAATCCCGTCTTTGTTGATCTGTTCAAACGAGTCATTGTTCAGTACGTAATACTCGGTCGTACTGTGGTCGTTGAGACGCAAGAACATCTCGTCCATCTGTTTATCAACACCCAAGGTTACACTGGTCATTGCCCCTTTGCCACGAGTGACAAAGACTTTCTTTAACGCCTCCCAGACTCGCCCATGATTAAACGAAATGAGATATTCCAGCACGGGCGCATCGTCACACAAGGTATCCAACTGCATTCCGTTTGCCAGCGGAACCGTTTTCACGGAACGGGAGGTTGGAACATCGTCAATTGAGTTGCCAGAAAATGCATTCCCAACGATACGATCGCTGTCCAGCAGTCGTTTGGCAAGGTCCCCGCGTTGCGGGATAGGGGTATCGGCTTTCTGACTCCGGGTGATGAGCGCCAGCACCTGACCAGTCCCGTACACCCGAGGATCGTCAAGTTCGACGATGTGATCGCCGTAGCTTAGAGCCAGAAAGACAATGGATTTAGAATTTTGTTCATCGGGGATGAACTCGATCCATTTCTTATTACGGAACCCTACCATGATCCGGAAGAATGCCGTTTCAGGGAATTTCACCTGGACATTGTTACGGTCGGTGTAGCCATCCTGCGTGTTCAACTTATCGATGAATGACACGATCAGACCGGTCTTGGGGATGGCGCGCAGGCTTTCGGTTTTAACATGTACTTGCATGGGGACTTCCTTTTCCTTAACAGTTGGTGTTTTTGGAATACTTGTGATCTGACGCGTGAAGCGCATGATACACTTGTAGTTTACTTTATGTTCGGGGACGTACTGCGTCAGATACTTGCCGACATCATCACGCTCTATGCGCAGGAAGGTGTATTCCCCGCCACGCCGCAATGCGACGAACCGCTGACCACGATACCCTTCAAGAATTTCGAATACCTCACTGGATTTGAAAGGTATCTCTTTGTCATCAAGGTCGGTGTACTCTTCAACCTTATCGAGCAGGTTGTAGATCTGACGCATTTCGCCCCACTTAGGAAGTTCTTTCAGGGCGTAAGTGATGTCCAGCTTAACATTAGTCAGTTTCTTCACGGTGTAGCTCCTTAGCTTATGGTGGGTATTCAGGACTATCATGTATCGTTGAAATAAATTGGAATTGGGACAAAAGAAATAAAGACAGGGGCCAATTGGCCCCTGTCTATCAATCACGATTGTAGTTGGTGCGCACATGACCCAATACGATCCAGCCCTTAGTGCAATGGACCATCAGATGGTTCGTCGAGAAACCACGACGTACAGCCCGACCATACAGGGTGTATGTTGGCTGTCTGTCTGCTTGGCGAACCACATCTACTTCGAACCCTGGGGATTCAACCAGTTCACGCAGTGCCTTTAAGCTCTCTAAGCGCTCCATAGCGCGTAGATCAATGAAGTGCGAGGCGATGTATGGCGGGACGTTCAGATCGTCCTCTATCGCGCGTATAGCGCCTTCCAAGGCGACATGGTGATAGGTGTTGTCGAAGTCAAGGTCGACTGGGATGTAATCATCAATGACTAACATGATGCTCCTGCGCCTGAGTGCAGTCGATCACGGTAAACCGCGACCGCTTGCGCTGATATTCTTCTTGTGCTTCTCGATGTTTACGGGCATCCTCAGCCAACTCTTCTTCAAGGCTATCGAGCCGGGCTAAAACGTTAATCACCTGTCCCAGGTCCTCGATGGGTTGATAGATGGCATCGAGGTCATCGTTCATGCGTACGTTAAGGCGATTGTCCTTTACAGCCACGTCAAGAACGAAGTGGTCAAGCTCACCGTCCAGGTCCCAGAAGCTGACCCGGATGCTGTAATCGAATTCTGAATTGAGTGCAGGCATGAACCGTAGACGGGTCTCATCGTCTCCGATCGTTTCCCCGATTGGTTCATCCATTTCATTGTACAGGGTGATCCGTTCGCGGTAGCGCCATTCATGACCGCCTGTCACCGCTATATCGATCTTCTCCTGAATAGATGCCAAGGCACCCATGAGTGCCGCTTCCATGATCGACAATTTCATACCCACCTCATGAAGTCCCGCCCGAAGGCGGGACATTTACCGTCAGCTGCTGTGAAGACGAATCACCTGAAACTTACGGCGCTTGACTGGCGCTTGTTTCGGGGTACGCTTACTGCCTTCGCTCGTGGTGTTGCCACTCGACTTCTTCGCAGCCGGCGCTGGCGCTTTAGTTGCTGCGCGCTGCGGCTGCAAACCAACCGAATGTGCCACCTCGGCAAGGGTCATACGTTTAGGGCGGTTTTCACGCGGGGTGTGAATGCGCTCACTGATGTAGAACCCCATGCCGCAGCTCTTCAGCTGAACCAGGTACGCTTTCTGCAGCTTGTCGAAAGCGGAGGTGATACCCAGCTCCTCGGTCAGATCACCGCCCAGCTTGATGGCGTCGAGCAGTACTGGCTTGTGCTTACGGACAAGGTCGTCGACCCGAGTCTGGACGCTTTCGGGCAGGGCAATGCCATAGAAGAAATTGTCCTTGGCTTTGCTGGACGGGTTAGGCGACATGCCTTCTTTGGCCCGTGTCCGAATGTCTGCCATGTGCAGGATATCATCGGTCATGATCAGGCGGAAGTAATAGCCACCGGCAAGCAGGGCTTCGCCGATAGCAGAGAGTTCGTTGCGCAAGTTCACCTGCGCCTCGGTGAGATCGGGACAGGCATTGGTTTGGGGTTCGACGAACGCGTTCATGGATGACTCCTGTTGTATATGCTTGAGTGAGAGCATGCGCTGGCCATGCATCACATGATGAAACAGAGCAGTTCTATTTTCCTGGCTTAGAAAAAAGAAACAGCATAAACAGCCAGTCACTTCGGTGACTGGCTGTAGGCACGCTTCTTACTTGGCGAAGGAAGCAGCGAAGGTCTCGGTGACGTGGGTCAGCACGCGCTTGAGATCACCACGCTTGGCAGCGGCGCCGCTGTCCAGACGTACGGAAACGTTGCCGTACTTCGGCTTTTCTTCGGTGGCACCCGGTGCACGAACCATGACCTTGCGATCGACCGACGCACGGATGGTGTTGCTGCCGAATTCCACGGACAGGGAAGTGCGCTCCAGGTCCGGCTTTTCCTTCATGCGGCTGTGGGTGGCATTGCCCAGGCCGAGAGCAGTGGCGCCGGCGAGAGTGGCTTCGGTGTTCTGTACCAGCTTGACGGTGTCAAGGGTCAGTTCCTCGCTGCCGCTGGCCAGGGCCAGGTTGTCCTTGACGAAGGTTTCAGGCAGTACGGCAGCACCGTCGTCGTCGAAGGAGATGGCTTCTTCTACCTTCGCGGCCAGGTTCTTGATCTGCTCGGAAACTTTGTTCAGTGCTTCGGACATCGTAGATACTCCATTTGGGTTTTCGTTGGTCAACACGTGTTAACGCACATCAGAGGCGTCGAGAGTTTTTATTTACAATCGACTTCCGATATTCACGTTGATAATGTAGCAGTTCAAAAAGCTTGAATTGAATCGCCGAGAACAAAAAAA